GGTCGCGACCGGCACCTCTGTCCTGACGATGCTTCAGATCACCAACGGCTCTACCCGGCCGCTGAAGCTAGTGGAATGGGGTTGCTCATTCGACGCCTCTGCGGCTGCCACCCCTATCGAGGTGGAGCTGTTCGGAACCACCGTCGCAGCCACGTCGATGAATACCGGGTTCGTATCAACTTACGATGATCCCAATGCTCCGGCTAGCCAGGTATCTTCGGTCCAGTACTGGAAGACAGGTCAGGCCGAAGGAACCGTCGCCAACTATCGGCCAGCTGACCTGCAGCTCCTGCCTCCGACCAACCCATACATCAAGCAGTGGCCTCTGGGAAGAGAGTTCCAGGTTGCCGTCTCGACCTATCTTCGGGTCCGAGTCACAGCTGGCACCTCGGTAAACATGTACTGCTACGTGATCTGGGAAGAGTAACCGAGTTCCCCGCTAACACGAGGAAGGTGACTGGGTGGCGCGGATAGGTCGCTCTCGGCCTGTAAGTCATTACAAGCATGTCCCGCAGGCCAATCCGACCATCTTCATTCCGCCAGTCACCATGACCGGCTCGATGGCCATGGCGCCCATGGGCTTCTCTGGAACTGCAGCTGGAGGCAATACTACCGCTTCCGGGTCCATGGCTATGGCGCCCATGGCTCTATCGGCTACTGTTAGCGAGGTCTTCTCGGCTAGTGTAGCTATGGCTCTAGCCCCCATGGCTTTTTCCGGGGTTGGTAGCAACGGAGTAACTACAGCGTCTATGGCGCTGGCTCCCATGGCTCTGAGTGCCACGGTGAATGTGGCCAATCCAGTCACCATGACCGGCTCGATGGCCATGGCGCCCATGGGCTTCTCTGGAACTGCAGCAGAGACGTTTGCATCTACCGTTAGCATGGCCATGGCCCCGATGGCCTTGCACGCTACTGCATCTGAAGTATTCTCGGCATCTGGCTCGATGGCCATGGCCCCGATGGCCATGCACGCTACGGATGCCGAGACGATTAGCATGACCGGATCCCTGGCTATGGCTCCGATGGCTATGGCAGGGCAGCCCCCGAAGAACGTCGGCGGCCTGGCCATGTACCCAATGCAGATGCAGGCTACGGTGTCGGTCCAGAATAACTTCCCGACTTCCCCTCTGGATCTTCTGTACGAGCTGCAGATCAACGGAGTCTGGTACGATATCACAGATTACGTGTATCAGAGGAACGACACTTCAATCGGGCGTGGCAAGCCCAATGAGGGTAGCCAGGGGACTTCCAATCCGCAGCAGATGACACTGACTCTGAACAACAGAGACGGAAGGTTCTCTTCTAGTAATCCTCTTGGACCCTACTACCCGTATCTCGGTCGGAATGCCCAGATGCGAATTTCAGCTCCTCTTACTATGCCTCCGCCTTACGGTCTTGGCTACAGGTTCTGGGGAGAGGTCAGCGCATGGCCCCCTAGCTGGGATCCAACGGGCGCTGATGTATATGTCCAGATCACTGTCTCGGGGATCTTCCGTCGCCTGACTCAGTCGGCTCCGCTACGTTCTGCATTCTACCGTTATGTGACGAATCTTAGCATCACGCCTCTGGCTTACTGGCCGTGTGAAGACGGCAGCACCTCAACCCAGCTGGCTAGCGGTATCCAGGGTGGCTTCCCGATGCAGTGGATCGGTAACCCTGACCTGGCCAGCTTTGATGGATTCGTTGCATCAAATAGCGTGCCGACGATGAACAATGCAGTATTCATCGGCCAGACCGGAGTTTCCGGGGCACTTCCCGTAGCCTCATATGCGGTATTCAACAGCGGTAGCGGGGACTGGGAAGCTCCCGCCGGGGTAGACAGCGCCCTGGTCACCACTGTAGCAGGAGGTGGAGGCGGTGGCTCATACAACGGCTCTACTGGAGGCGGAGGTGGAGGAGGTGGCGAATGGGCGCAAGACTCCGTGCACCTCACCCCGCTACATTCCTATGCCTACTCTGTGGGCTCAGGCGGAGGAGCTGAAGACGCCGGGGGTAACACCTCCTTTGGACCCGATGACGATAGCCTGACAGTTATTGCGCACGGCGGACAGGGCGGCAACTCATCTGGTGACGGGGGCAACGGAGGCACGGGTTCTTCGAACGCTATCCATAACAATGGCGGCAATGGAGCCAGCGGTTCCGGTGGTCCTGGAGGTAGCGCAGGAGAGACGCAGCAAAGCTGGACGGTTGACTTCGGAGGCACTTCTACCTGGACCGCTGACAGCAATCTCATCGGAGACGTCACGGTATACTGCTGGGGAGCCGGAGGAGCAGGAGCCTGGGGAGCTGGTGGCGGTAGCCCAAACGGAGGAGGCGGAGGTGGAGGTGGCGCCTTCTCGTATGGGACCATATCTGCAACCCCTGGAAGCACTTACACCATCAACTGTGGCAGCGGCGGAAATTCTGGTTCTACGCCTTCGAGTGGTACCTCTTCCGACATCACCGGGGACAGCGGTACTTCGGTCGGTGCTGGCGGCGGGACGCACGGCTCCTCCTCGGGTACGCATGGCCTACCTGGCACACCGGGCACAGGTACGGGCGGTTATGACGGAGGGTACGGCGGCGAAGGCAGTACGGGTAGTACCGGCAAGGGTGGGGGTGGTGGAGGTTGCGCCGGATACGGCGGAGCTGGCGGCGACGGTTCCTCTGCGACGGGTGCCGGGGGCATCGGAGGCGGTGCGAACGGTCTAGACGTAGCAGGTGGTAATGGCGGTAATGGCGGGGCTACCACGAACGCTAACGGATCTTCAGGCGGCTCACCGGGCGGAGGGGGAGGAGGTGCAGGAGCTGGTTCCTCTGGAGACGGTGGGAACGGTCACGACGGGCGTGTGGAGCTGTACTGGTATGATGAGGGGGATGCTCCGGCTGCAGCCTATGGCGGCGGAGGCGGAGGATCTGGAGGATCTTCTTCCGCAGGGAACAATGGCGACAACGAGGCCGGTGCAGCAGCCGTGGCCGGAGGTGGCCCTGGTGGCGGCACTCTGGCAGGGTCTTCCTGGAATGCCTCGCCAACTTCTGGGCCTGGCGGTGGAGGCGGTGGATATGACAGCCTTGGGAACCAGGCCGCTGGCGACAATGGAATCCTCATCATAACATACGCTCCTTCCGGTGGTGGAGGCGGAAGCGCTACTGCCAATGTGCTGCGGTTCCTTTTTTCCTCGCCTACTGGCGGTGATGCTGCAGGCGGCATCGTGGCTCAGATGTTCACCACCGGGACTATTGCGTACATCGAGGTGATATACAATCCGAACCAGCCTATCGTCCTAGGCCTGAGTACCGTCAATGCCTCTAACCCGAATCCGGAACCGGTGATGGTCACCGTGGCCGGTGGTACCATCACCAACATATCTGTTAATGGAACTAGCACAGGACAGACTTCGGGAACATTCACCATCCCTGCCGGTGGTACCATCAATCTGACCTACTCTGTGGCCCCCACCACATTCGAGACGGCATACTTCCCCGGTACCGGGGGATACCTGACGATGACTGGATTCTCCGGAGCAGGTGCTACCCTATTCACAACTGGGCAGGCAGCCTTCAATACCGATGGGAACTTCATAGAGGTTTCGGCAGAGCTTGTCCAGAGCGGTAGCAATATATCATATAGCCTTACGGGATTGGTGGCCGGCGGAACGGTACCTCTGGGGAATGGCATAGGAACTCTTGATGGCGCCTCAGTTGGTCAGCCATACCAGATTGTGATGAATGCAAATGGCATCCTTGAAGACAGCGCTTTTGGCCAGATTGCAATATTCGACACTTACTACAGCGTCACAGATGATGCGGCCGCTCTTGCGGCTTATGCCGGAGAGACTGCGGCAGCTCGGGTAACCAGGCTTTGCGCAGAGCAGGGGATCAGCAGTAACATCATAGACGTTGGCGCAACGGACACCACGATGGTGATGGGTCCACAGGCAATCGATAAGCTTGTGAATATCCTGCAGGCATGCGAGGACGCTGATCGTGGCGTCATATACGAGCCACGTAACAGCTTCGGAATAACTTACCGTTCTCGCGCATCTCTTTACAACCAGACGCCGTCTGTAACCTACGACTACAATGCCCAGCATCTGGGCCAGCCTATACAGCCAACTGAAGACGACCAGCTAACACGGAATGACGTAACGGTATCCCGAGTGAACGGGAGCAGCTACGAGGCCATTCAGCAGAGCGGCAACCTCTCCATTCAGGATCCTCCGAATGGCGTAGGCCAGTACACATATGCACTTACAGCCGACGTACAAAGCGACGGACAGCTTCCCAATCTCGCTTCCTGGATCCTATGGATCGGGGTTCAGGATCAGCTCCGTTACCCCCAGATCAACGTTGATCTCTCGCGCTCTGAGATGACTAGTGTATTCGCCGATGTGATATCGGCTGACATTGGCGATTACGAGCAGATCATCAATCCTCCGTTCTGGCTTCCGCCTGGTACTATTGACCAGCTTCTGTACGGCTACACAGAGACCATCAATGCGCTGAAATGGCAGATTTCATCCAACTGTGTTCCTGAGTTCCCCTATGAGGTTGGCACTGCAGGGGCTCCGGGTACCGGGTCAAGGGCAGACACGAATGGCTCCGCCCTTCACAACGGGATAGGAACCGGAGACACTACATTCAGTGTTGACACCGCCATACCGAATCAGCCCTGGGTCACCACGGCTAACAATAGCGCCGAGTTCCCTTTCGACATCATCATGGGCGGGGAGCGGATGACGGTAACGGGGATAACTAGCGCAACAACGCCTCAGATGTTCACGGTAACGCGCGGAGTGAATGGGATAACCAAATCCCACGATGCCGGAGAGCCAGTGAATATTTACAATCCGGCTATCAGTGCCCTCTAAAGGAGAGAAATGGGACAGGCACTAGTCCTTGCGGGGCAGACCATCACCCCGGCTGTGCTGAATAGGATCTATGGCACGGGTGACGCTGTCGCCCATACTGTCAACAACACCAGCTATGCCCAGCTATCCTCCATATATGCAATTCCTGCTTCGGACGCCCAGTCGGGGACAGCCTACCGTCTTTCCACATTCGGCAATGGAACCTGGGGCACAGCAGAGGCGCTGACGATTGCAGTTGGCCTGGCAGGTACCGAGATAGGTACGACTCCTGTCATCTCGGGCTCGGCATTCTCCAATGCCGCAGCATTCGACTTCGAGCTAAACGCCACCCTGATATGCGTCACCAATGGAACATCGGGTACATGGGTTGCCAAGATCAGGGGCGTACTGACACAGTCTGCCAACTCCGTGCTCCCCGGAACTGCTGCGGATAACACTGCTGATGTCGTGGGCTGTACCCATACCGCAGTTACCCAGGACACGACTATCGCCGATAACTTCGGCGTCTATGCCAAGTGGGCTGGTACCACTGGGAGCCCGACTCTAAGCTGCGTCGGGACGCTATTCGAGAAGGTCAACTAGGCCTCTCAGAAGGAAGGGAATTCGATGATCGATTTCAGGAAGCTCGAGCAGGACGCCCTGGCCGCCGTCAAGAACGTCATCTCGGACGCAGAGGCGCACGAGCCCGCCCTCGAGGACGCCGTCGTCGAGGCGCTCGGTGCCGCCGGGGCGCCGGGGGCCGTAGCAGCCGCGTTCGGAGGGCTCCTGTCGGCGCTCGTGGCGCACTTCCAGTCGCAGCCGCAGGGCATCGAGCACCCGGCGGACGGCTCCATGTCGCCGACGGTGGAGAATCCGGCTTCCGTCGCTACGACATCGGCCGCCTGGGAAGCTCCGGCTTCTCCCGCTAGCACCTAGGAGTTCTGGCTCTGGGATACCGATGGCTCAAGACCCTGGCCGCCCGTATCCGGGCAAAGGAAGGAGTTGAGTGAAGACGTGGGAGCTGATACGGGATGTTCTTCTCACCGGGACCGGGATCTTCCTAGCGATACACGAGGCATATTCGGCACACCCCAACGACGCCGTTCTGGCGTTCGCCATGGGGCTAGTAGTTCCGGCCGCGTACGGGAACGTGAGAGCATTGCTGTCACCGCCCGGCGCATCTTCGTCCTCGCGGCGGTCGTCGGAACAGGAGTCACCTCAATCGTCGCAGCAGCAGGAGGGTTCAAGTGAGAAGCCCACCTCATGACGGGGGTGGCAAGAGCCAGACCCCGAGCTTGGGTCGCGGTCCTAGGGGAGAGCGAGGAGAGAAGGGGGAACGCGGTCTCTCTATGCTACATGGAAGGGCTGTCGTGGCCCTCTTCTGCATATCCGTATCCCTCTCCTGCTTCGCCATCTTCTGGGTTAGCCACGCCGTCAACAACAACAACGCTACTCAGGCAAGGCAGAGCATGGTTTTCGAGAAGAAGCTCTGCAGCACCCTTATCCGACTGGAGAGCAACAAGCCTCCTCCGGGCAATCCGAGCGCAAACCCGAGCCGGGGGTACGACCAGCGGAACCAGAAGATCCTTTCTGAGCTTGCACCAGACCTGGATTGCAAGTGAAGTCGCAACAGAGGATGGCCGTTGTACTTGGGGCGGCAGACGGACTCACCCTGGCTCTTTCCGAGCTGATCGGGCTGAGACTTCACCAGAGCGCCATTTTCTCTGCTGGGTTGTCAGCGGGCCTGGGTGAGCTTGTCGGGATGGCTGCTGCCCTCTGGCTCTCTAGCGAAAGCAAGAGTAGCTTTCTGGCGGCAGCAGCCTGTGGATCAGCTACGCTTCTCGCGTGCGTCCTCCCGTGTATACCGTACGCCATCACCGGAGGGGCGACAGCATTGCTGATAGCTTCCGTTATCGGTATAGCTCTAGGAGCTGGCGTATGCTGGCTTCGCCCAGAGAAGGGGTTCAAGGCGATAGCAGAGACATACGGCGTTCTGATTGCGGCCGGGGTCTTGTGCTATACGGCAACCGTAATCAGGATCTGATAGGAGTGATCATGGGGATCAGCATCACCGTCGGCTACGACGCCATTCACGAAAACGTCCATCTTCTCCCGGTCGGGCAGGCGGCCGGGTACACTACGGGTACCTCCGCAATCATCTGGACGCCTGAAGACTGGGCGGCGCACCCAACTGCCGTTCGCATCTGCCAGGACGGAAATGCATCCGACACCACGGCCGATGTCCTGGACGTAGAGAACGGGGCCGCCACCCTGCCCGACTGCGCCACCTGGGCTCAGCTGGCCCTGTCGAACTTCGTCAACGGAACGCGCGTCGGGCAGCGCAAGCCCCTGATCTACACCAGCGCAAGCAACGTTACGCCCGTAGTGAATGCTCTCATACGCGGTGGCGTGACAGAGGGCGTGGGCCTGTTCGTAGCCAACTGGGATCTGAACGAGACAGAGGCTGTGGCGGCCGTTCAGGCCGCTTCCGGTCCGTTCCCTATCGAGGCCATCCAGTACAAGAGCATGCCGGCGTTCGACATCGACATCTTCTACTCCGGCTGGCTCACAGACGTCTCAGCCGCTCACGAGCCCAGCAGGCCCTTCCGCCTCGTGGCCTCGGGCATCCACTCCCTGGCTAGCGAATGCGAGGTTTACCAGCGCTCCCTGCAGTCGGTCATCTACGAGACCGCCATCATGTCACCCGGCGGATTCGGACCGGCACAGACGCACTACTTCAACGGCGGCAACATGAATGCCAGGATGCCCACTGGTATGTTCTACTGGATGCCTGCCGTCTAGTAGCCGGTAAGGTCCTCCCAGGTCCTCTCTTCCGGGAGATCGAGAGAGCCGTCTTCCGTATCGGATGGCGGCTCTTCTCTTTCTAGCCTGCGCTCTGAGAAGAACTCGCTCCAGTGATCGCGAAAGAATCGGGTGATGTTTCCGGTGCACAGGATCAGATCCAGAGTCCCAATGGAAGCCAGGACGAGAATCACCCATAGCACCAGTAGGTGAACGTGAAGTATCATGCTTCCAGCCTTTCCGAGCCCGTACAGAGTAGAGAGTTAGCAGCCATCGTACGGTGCCCAGGGCGAGGTTCCGTCTCGGGCGTACTCGATATCGAAGCCTTCCTCCTGAACCGATATCGGAGCGGTGTATGCACCGCCGGGGTACCCAAGCCCTAGGCTGTCCCAGGTCGACAGAAGGAATCCGAAGAGGCCGCTAGCCGTGCTCGGATTATAGGCGCGGGGATTGCCTCCGGATTCGGCGCGGATGACGCATTGCTCGAAGGCTCCGCCGGTGCTGACCGGGGCACCAGCCTGCTCGGTGCTGACCTGCGCTGCCTGCGAGTACGAGGAGTAGCCGGAAATAGCGGCCAGGGCCTTCTGTAGCAGGCCGGGAATATTCAGGCCTGAAGGCGGCAGGGCCAGAGACTCTCCAACATACAGGCTGTTGGGGTCAGTAACCTTGCTCCGGTTCACCCACCAGAGCGACGGCCAGCGCGAGGTGCTCCCCAGCAGGCGGCCGGCGATCGATGATAGCGTGTCATTCACGCGAACGGTATAGCGCGGGGGTGCAGCCGGTACATTCACGGCCGATACGGCGGGAGGAGCGGCAGGCTTCTCGCGAACTACGGGAGCAAGCTTGCTGCTGATGGCGTCTGTGACACCGGGGGCCGCACTTAGGGTGGGGGTCATAGTCATCATCAGGGCGAGCGCTGACGTTGCCGTCGCTGCTGCCAGGACTATCCTGCTGATTCCATCCATCGAGCTCCAGACCTAGAAGGATCGCACATTTGCGCTGGCCGTTGGCCGGTACAGTGCGCCAGTATTCTGAAGCTACGCCAGGGAGTTACCGATCCGTAACCTTCAGGGCTGAAAGTTATCGATTCGTTACCTGGTAGCCGCTATGACGCTGGCCCGATACACCGGCCGACAGGGAGCTACCGGGCTGCGACCCATCCATCGGTGAATGGGTCGGCCCGGCTTCCGAGCCCTAGGTACTAGGGTCGAGAGCCGGGCCGCTAGGGAGGATTCTAGTCGCACTCCCTTCTGGCGCTACCTCCTCCGGTACCTTGGTACGATTCTTGCTAGCTCATCCCGCTGAGCTTCCGTCAGCCCCTCCCGCACCACTCCCCGGCCGATGTTGACCATGTGCTCGTGATCGTGCATCCGGGAGGTAGCTGCGGCAAGGTAGTGCCGGGCTCCGATGGCAACGAACAGCCCCACGCCTCCGTATATGGCAACCCTGACGTTATGTGCCGCGAGGCCGAGCAGCATGAGAGCCCCCATGCACCAGCACAGTGAGCTTGCCATCCTGTACCTCTTGAACGACCTTCTGGTTCTCACGATCCCTCCTTAAATATGGACTTCGAATTCCTTCACGATCCCCTGCGAGCGAGGAGAGTACCGGGGGTTCAGGCACAGGGTCGGAACTTCGGTAACTTCCTCGATCTCGATTGCAGTTGCCAGGTTGTCCTCGACGAATAGGACTACCTCATACCCCTCTTCCCTCAGCTCCTCGATCATACGGATCTTGAGCTGCGCCGGTCCGATCTTCATCTCCTGGTCTCTGCGAAGCCGGATCATGTCGACGGGGAACTGGTTCCCCAGTATCCACTTGCCGACAGGCACCATGGCTTCGAAATGAGCGCCAGAGGTCACGACCTGCAGCGAACTCGGCGCCAGAAGGTGCATCAGGGCTCGGGCTGAATGGACGGGTGTATCGGCTGCGCAGTTGAGGGCATAGTCGATCCAGGTCCGGCGACCTTCCATAACGTCCCGAACCATCCAGTGCCGATGGGAGGTATTGGCCAGGGTGCTGTCCTTGTCCCAGCACACTGCCTTGCGCATTCCGAAGCAGCGTATCTGGCTCAGGATGGCAACCGAGGGATCGGCGTGCCCCGAGGGCGGTAGACGTTGCTCGCTCATTAGCTCTCCTCGTGCTCGTGTAGTAGGCCGATTCCGAATTGGTGAAGCTGTCGGTGATAGGCTAGATAGCAATCCCAGAGGTAATCTGAGGCGAACCTTGGCAGCTTACCGGCAAGTGAGCCGGGGTGGCGGCCAGCTAGATGAAGAAGGAATGAATTCTCGTCCATGCTATCGGCGGATACAACCGTGGTGACGTTACTCATCCATCTGTTCCCGGAGGGCGTCCATCTGTTCCCAGAGGGCGCTCCTTGTGACTTCCATCTGTTCCCGAAGAACGTTCCCTGTAGCTTTCCTAGAGAAAATCCCTCCTAGGCCACCATGCGTTGCGTAGTTGCATCTAGGCCCGTAGCAATCCCTGAAGCAGTCAGCCTCCTTTCTGGACTTATAGCAGGCAGGCCTGCAAGTCGAGCACAGCATATCCTCCTGGTCCGCCTTGTTCAGACAGGCCTGGCCGAATCGAATGCAGCGGCATTGACCGGGCTCAGCTGTGCGGATAGGCTTGTGGGGTATAGGGGGCTCTCCTGTCGGAGGCCTATCATCGAACAGGAATTCTCTGGGGTCACTCAATTCCAATCACCACCACGATTCCAGGAATCTGCGCAATAACTTCGGGGTCGCGTACATCGGGGTCTCGCGGGGGCCTGTCCCCGAATTTCCCTGGGGCTTTCAGTCCGGATCTATAACGTACAGCTTCTCTGCCATCACGGGGGTTCCGAAGCCAGCTATCCGATTCCCAACGCAAACAACTACGTCGTGCTCTACGGCTATTGACTGAATAATAGCGCGGAGCCGGGGGAATAGAAATCGATTCACGCGAATGTATACCTCTTCGTCCGTTGTGTCGTAGCATCTAAGAGAGCAGTACTCCAGAAGATCCGGCCGCTTCAGCGTCCTGAGGATATCCTCAGCTTCTTCTCCGGTACGTGACCGACGGTTCTCAACGGCATCCTGATAGTTCCGGGTCTTGATGATGCCTGCATATATGACCCTGGGACCCTTGCCATAGTTCTTCTGTGCTGCCGCTCCGTATCTCTCCTTTACCTGGATTGCTGCAACCTCTGCTCCGTTGTGTGTCGGAAGCGGAACTCGATCCTGGGTCCGGATCCAGGCCAGCGCTCGCTCCATCGTCCTCGCGGTACGCTGCAATCCAAAGGGGTCGTGCGAGGTGGAGAATGTCTCCATCTTGCTTACTGTCTTAGGGCCGATACCTGGGATCTTCTCCAGGTCAGCCCAGCTTCCGAACCTTCCGAGGGCGCGAAGCTCGTCGATCCTTCTGGCCTTGCTCTCTCCTATACCCGGTATCTGCTGCCATCCTGCTACGATCCCTAGGCTCTGTACGGGTCGCCAGTTACTACGACTAGCGTTTAGTATGGGTGGGACTATCTGTACGTCATGCGCTAGCGCATCACGCATCAGCCTGAATTGCTGCTCCTCGTCAGCCTTCGCGAGAGAGGCCGCGTAGAACTCCCTGGGGTAATGCGCCTTGAGCCAGGCTGTCCAGAAGGCTATCATGCTGTAGCTGATGGCATGAGCTATGTTGAAGCTATAGGTTCCAGAGGTAACCAGACGCTTCCAGATCTTGAGGCTTAGCTCTCGACTCACCCCGAAGCGCTCAGAGCCATCAGCGAACTGATTGTAGCTCATCTGGAAGGCGGCCTCGCCTAGCTTCTTGGATATGATCCTTCTGATCTGGCCAACCGAGAACCAGTCAAATCCCCCCATATCTCGAAGGATACGCAGAATCTGTTCCTGGTAGATGATCTGCCCGTAAGTGTCCTTAGTGATATCGTCCACCATCGGGTGCAGCGATTCGGCCCTAGATCGACCATGTCGCACTTCGACATATTCGGCAGTCTGGCCGGAGAATAGCGGACCAGGTCTAGATAGCGCGTTGATGTCCGCGATGTGAGCGAAATGCTCAGGTACAACATCTCTGTTGACGAGACGAGTGGCCCTTCCTTCGAACTGAAATACGCCGGTGACGTCGCCACGACGAAATATCTCGATCGTATCGGGGTCCGTGTCCGGAATCGCATACAGGTCCTCCAGCGTCAGCCCCGCCATCTCGAGACAGCGAGCTATCATCCCCATTGTGCTGAGCCCGAGGAAGTCTAGCTTCAGGGCATCAACATACTCGATGTCGTACTTGTCAATGCTTAGGACGCGGACGCCTTCTCGCTCGTATACGGCGCATATGTCGGTGAGTGGGGAGTTGGCTACAATCAGCCCGGCTGCATGAACCCCCATGCCACGCACATTGCCCTCTAGCTTCGTTGCCTTCCAGAAGTCAGGGTATCGATCAAATATGGCCCGGGCATCTGGAAACATCTCAACCGTATCTCTCAGGCTGCTATCGAATCTAGAGTCTCCGCCAGATCGCTCTATAATCAGGCTAGCTACCTGCTCTTTGGCTGCTATCGGAATGTTGTACACCCTAGCTATGTCGACTAGAGCGTTCTTGGCACGATAGCGGGTGAAGTTGGCTATCTGCCCGACGCATTCTGCTCCGTACTTAGCTGCCAGGTAATCACGAACGTCTCCCCGTCGCTCGTCTGAGCAGTCAATGTCAATATCCGGAGGGTCAGCACGGGAAACATCGAGGAACCGCTCGAAGAGCATTCCCTGATATCGGTATGGGTCAATCTCAGTGATTCGCAGGAGCCAGGCGACAACGCTTGCAGCAGTCGATCCGCGTCCTGGCCCGATAGGGATGCCATTGTCCTTTGCCCATCTGATCGCGTCGCTCGTGAACAGCATGAAGTCTGCTAGCTTTTTCTCTAGCATCAGGCTGAGCTCGTACCGCACACGCTCGGCATACCAGTCTTGCTCAGCCTGCGGCCTCTTGCCTATTCCCCTGTACTTCCATCCAAACCGGCACCACTGGACAAGAAGCTCTTCTGAGTTCATATAGACGGCCTTGAATCGATAATGGCAATTATCTGAGATTCACTGAAACCCTGATCCCGAAGGAGCCCCAGTGCCTTGTCATGCAGATAGGTGGCCGGGCCTAGCTCGTTGGGGTCGGTGATGTGCAGAACACTCTCAGCATCAAGAAGCATCATGGACCAGAGAAGACTCCTGATGAATTCGGATTTATTAGCGACTTCCAGGAACTTGTCCAGCTTCGTAAGCCTATCCGTAAGCTCTTCGTCCATGGCTCGTGGTCCTCCTTGCTGATAGGATACTCGAGACGCTCCGCTTTCGGTAGCGTTACATTGCAGCGCTCGGCTATCCTAGAGCTGGTTTCTATGGCATCGAAAGCCTCTTCGAATGAAAGTCCGGTAAGGAGTAGCCTGTTCAGCAATGCGTCGTCTGACTCTGGAAGTGTCATTGGCACTTCGTAGTTCCACTTTCTCATGGCGTCATCTACAGAGTGATGCCCGCGATGTACGGCGTGGAGTACAGCCTGCATCTCGCCTTCGTCCGGATTGGGATAGTGAACGTCCCCGGTGACCACAAGGGGGATTCCAAGCTCCCGTCCAATCCTCGCGTATGCCATGTTAATATACATCGTTTTCTCAAGCTCGTGGAAATGCTGTACCTCTAGGAAGTAGCTTTTGCCGAACGCACGCTGGAACTTTGCCGCTACTTCCATGGCATTGCTGAAGTACTGAACTTTCTCTGACCTAGAGGTGGGCTCGGGGATGCCCTTCCCCCCGAGGAGGGTACAGGCCAGAAGAGAGCCTGAGCATCCCGATAGAGTGATCAATCCAGACTTGTTGTCTGAGAGGCTTCTTCCGGAAACTGTGGGGTGGTGGTAGTAATCGAGGTAGGACTGCGTGACTATCCTATTCAGTCCGCGATACCCATCCAGGTTCTCGGCCAGGATCGTTAGGTGGTTCTTGAACTGCTGCCTGGCGTTCTCTTCCACGGGGCCGCAATATGCCTCCAGACCGAAGATGGGCTTTACGCCTGCCTTTAGCGCAGACTTCTCCAGCTGGAAGTGCGAGCTGACATTGCCATGCTCGGTCAGGGCGATAGCCGTGTACCCCAGCTCAGCCGCGCGGGCTACGTGCTGAGCCGGGGTACCGAACCCGTCACCAAAGCTAAAGGTGCTGTGGTGATGAAGGTTGACGAACTTCATGTGTCAACCGAGATCTTGAAATGCCCTACGCCGGGAATACTCACTTCGGCAACGAGATAATCCCTTTCTTCCTGTACGATCTCGACTTCGCAGCCTACCGACTGAAGCCATTCCAGGAAATCCATCTCTGCCCTTCTACTGCTGGCCCGTCAGGTCTGAGTAGTCGCCCATGCTGACAGGGCTGACATCGGCTCCAAGGCTGCCCGGCTCTCCCCTGGTGCCCCAGGGCATACCGCTGCACTTCAGGCGGTAGTAGAAGCCGTTGTAGTTGATTCCGTCCAGAGAGGAGTCCGGGTCGAAGCGAGAATGCAGCCAGCTACGATGCCAGAGCCTGTCCCGCTTCTTGTCGATCTCGAGGAGGAGGCCGCGCCAGCCTCCACGGCGCCAGGTGGCCCCTTCTGGGTCATACCCTCGCTCGCAGATGATCCTGAGAGCCGGGAGGAATGCCTCGGCTAGCTGGTCGATGGCATCGGGGGTCGGGTTCAGGCCGCAGCCCGATAGGAAGGTGAAAGCCAGTTCCCTGGTCGTAACGGTTTCCGAGCCCGTGACCTGGCTTGCCATCTGGCCGTCAACGGTAACGGTCATCACGGCATCACCGAATCGTTCGTATCCTTGTCCTGCCCCTCCGCCTGCGCCACCGCGCTCTTGCATAGCAGCTGCGTACTCTTGCATACTTGATGCAGCAGCTTTGTAATATCCACCACTTGGCCAGAGCCCGGTAAGGCTCGGTCCTGGCTGGCTGGCCGTGCTTGAGAATGCATTACCTCTGTCAGGCTTCTCTGGCACGGGAGGTCTCCTTTGTACCTCGAAGTCACCTTGCGGGGTCTGAATGGTCACAAACCCGTCTTCGCCGGGCCTGTCACTCGGGCTGCCCCCGGCACCAGGGGTTCCCTTGGATCTATGTCCACCCATATTCTTGGCCCCTCTCCCTTCCGGTAGTGGGTTTCCACCCGCTCGCGTATCGGGCAGTACCTGTCGTTTTCACCTCGGAACTCGCATCGTCCGGTCTGGTAGCAGATAGGCCGGAATAGATCCGCAATCATATCCTGCTGCCAGCCCCGCGAGAACGGTCCGTACTCACGTATGGCATTGATGATGGCAGTCCAGACTAGCTTCCATTCCTCTTGCGCCTGGGAGCATAGCCGTAGGCCTGCGTGTTCCGCGAGGTTGCGGAGATTCGTCTTGTAGTGTACCTTGGTGGTGATGTTGAGGGGGAGCAGTCCGCGCGCATCCTCAGCCGGGACTCCGGCATCGATAAGGGCATTGTAGGTCTTGGCCATACTGGCCACTGCTTCTTCCCAGAGAACGCGCTTCGGATCGTCCTTCTTCAGGGAGCGAATGCTGAAGGGCTGAGCCACCTCTACCCCCGCATTCCGCTTGACTGCGAAGCGTAGGCTCTCCTGAACGTACACGGCTGTCCGCTGTCGCTCTAGCTGATTGGCCCAGGCGCGCGTAACGCCCTCGAACAGCAGGTGAATGTCAATGAACTCAAGCGGTGCCTTCAGTACCGTCTTGGTCATCTCCTGCCACCAGGCATCAACCTGAGCCCTCGGGATATCGCGCATGTCTCTGACCGTTCGCCCTGCGTACATCTCGGAAGCGGCGGCCATTGTCAGGATGGGGTTGGCCGTCATGTTTATGACGGTTACCCTTGGAAGCACAGCTAGTCCTCTGGCTGCCATGTCATCGGGCTCAGCCTCGTACATGGCAACATCAGCGAAGCGCGCTACCTCGGAACCTTCTCGGTTCATTTCACCCGGTCCCATTCCGCCTGTCGATCCATAGACACCAGGGTCGTCAGGGTCTCGTAGTAAGCGTGATCGATCCAGGTCTCGTTGTGCCACTTTCCGAAGCGACCTGTCCGGAGCATCCTGGGGTGACAGTCGCAGGTTGTCGAAAGGGGCTTGTGAATCACCAGGTCAGGCTCGACCAAAGAGAAATAACCTTCCCTGGGCTTTGTTGACTCTATCTGGTACTCTGTCACCTCGTCTTCGAATATACGGCTGGAGCGAACCCAGTCAATATCCTCCCGGGCGTTGTATATGACGGTGTTCGGAGGCTGGTCCGGATAGCTGTACTTGAACACCAGTGCCACGGGGAAGGAGCGGAACACGTGACGACGAGGCTCAAGACACAGATCCCTGATCGGGGCTGTGTTTACAACCAGGTCGTTCTCCTTGCAGATGCTGTCTATGTCTCCGGGGTACAGCATGCGATCGATGATGCACTTAGAGTACAGATCCCACATCTTCCCGTATGCCGCGCGCACAGGCCAGGTGTGGAATCCAGGCTCTAGGATGTCGCCGTTGATGGCGATGTTGACGTCGCCGTACGTGCGAAGCCGGTAGTCCAGGATAGATCCACCCAGGACAATCTGACGCACATACCCGTACGGCTGCTCCGTGTTGATTCCTGGGATAGGTCGGTGAAGCATGATGGGGCCGCGCTGCGGCGTCTTCCGGAAAGGTGCATATATCTTGATGGCCGCCCCTACGTTCGAGGCTGCATGGGCTGCCGCAAGACCCGCAGGACCTGCCCCGATGATGGCTACTCTCAACTTTGCCTCTCTAGGTGTCAGGGTCGAAGCAGACATCGCACGAGGAGACCACAGCCAGCACTCCGGCAATGCCTAGTCCAGCCTGAGCTGCGGCCAGGCCACGAGCGGAGCAGGACACCTCGCGCGGGCAGGGCTTCTTGAGCCGTGAAGGCAGGCTCCTGTACATTCGTATCAGGATCACCAGGAGGAACTTCTGCAACTATCTTGCTCCTTTCACTATGGACGGCTACGGGCGGGACCACGTACCATCTGCTGAAAAACCCCTTCCACCGGGTTACTTACCGGCGACCCGTCATTACCGGCACGTCGGCCGTCCCCTCGGTGCCCGGCTGATGAAGCGGATGTTTCACCGCATTGCCTCGCGAGGTCATCAGCCGGACGCTCATAGGTACGGACTAGAACGGGGGCTCGTCGTCCGGCTCTGCTGCCGCCCGGCGTCCCCTGGCGGGGGCGGCCCGGCGTCCGGGCTTGGGCGCCGCTGTGGCCGTACGTGTCGACCGCGATCCGCGCGTCCGGGTCGCTGGAACAGGCTGGGGCTCCTCCTCCGGCTCCTCCAGCTCGTCGTCCTCGTCGTCCTCCGCGTCCTCTTCCGGCTCGGGCTCGGGCTCGGGCTTGGCTGCAGCCCTACGAGAGCGGGTAGCTGCCGGCTTCGCGGTAGCGGTTGTCCTGGAAGCGCGTCGAGAGCGGGCCGGGGGCTCGGGCTCAGGTTCGGGCTCGGGCTCCTCTTCTTCCTCTGGGTCCTCGTACTCCAGGTACTTGCTGACCCTGACCTGCCACTCGTCGTTGTAACGTTCCCGACCGGTGACCACGCGGCAGAAGGCCGAGTCGGTGTCCGGAGACCACTTGCCGATCTTCTCGATCGGGGCGCCCATGTTGTCGTCGTCGGAGGCCAGCACCATGTTGGACTTGATGTCCCGAAGGGTCAGCCCCAGGGCGTCCAGGAATGGCTTCCAGCGGAACTTGCCCTTCGCGTTCAGGACGATGTTGTCCCAGACAGGGCAGCCGTTGAACTTCTCCCTGGAGCCGATGTTCCCGTCGGCCTCCCAGAGCACCTTGAGCATAGGGTCGTTGTTCTGGGTGTACGTCCACCAGATCTTCTTGACGACGCCAACGAGGATGGTACCCTTCGGGGGCTGCTCCCCCTCATAGTTCCCGAAGTCTTCGTCACTGTACTCGGCAGACTCCAGCTCGTCGAGGTTGATCTCGTCGTCAGGCACCTTCATTCGGGGCATCCGCTTCCTCCGTTGTCTCGTCTTCCTCGTGCACATGATCCAGCTCATCTATATGGATTCGATGATCCTGGTCATGCTCGTTCTTGGTGATGAATCGCATCCTAGGATGCCGCTTCATCACATGCTGCCTGAATTGTAGCTGAAGCATCGGCGTAGCGCTAGCTACTACCGTCTTTGCCGGCTTTCTTCCTGGCATCAGGATGCCTCTAGGATCATCTCGATGAAGTCAGCCATGGCGGTGAAGTCCCCCTCTTCCACATCCTGCCAGCGACCGAATACAGCGAAACGGTCCTTGGCTATGTAGGGCGGGAAGGGCTGGCATAGAAGCCTTCGGACCATGGGCTCGGTCCGGCTCTTCTGAGGGGCGACAGCGTAGTAGGTGACGATGTCGCACTGGGACGTAACGTAATTGCTGATGGCGTAGTTCTTCCCGGTTAGATTCGGCAGAACTAGCTCCTCGCCCTCTTCGTCCTCCTTGTGCATCTCGGTGGCGATCAGGATGCTGTTGTACGGCGCGTCGATTACGCGGTCTATGAACCGCATGAATCCATTCTGCCACTTCTGATGGTCCTGGATGGCTGGGATGTCCAGGTCACGAGCGGCGTTCTGCTCGTGAATCATGCGCAGGATCCATCGGAGGTACAGAACCTGCATCTTTGTGATGCTGTCGACTACCAGCCAGTCCTTCTCGCTCAGCTCGCGATCGGCCTTGTCCAGGGAAGCCAGAACGTGCTCCCAGTCGGGGGCTCGCATCAGGCGAGCCTTGCTGCCCGAGCGCTTAGCTGCAATGGCGCCCTTCTCTGTGCTGAGAAAGGTAGCGTTCGGTGCTCCGCCGGCCAGTACTGTTTTTCCATGCCCAGATGGTCCGTATAGCAGCCAGTTGACTGACTCGTTAAAGTCAGGCAGCTCTGTTATCTCGATGCTGACCGGGGCAGCTTCCATGGACTGAGGATTCTCCCTCTCCGATGTCCTGGAATTTGCCCTAGCTCGAGATGGACGTGCTCCGCGTCTAGGCGGCATTCAATCCTCCTCAGTAGTAGCTGACGCTCTGAAGCTCGCCTTCATTCATGAATACAGAGCGATCTAGCTTGCTGAATACGATCAGCTTCTCGCAGCCGTAGCAGGGCTTCGCGGTGGTGTAGATGGTGCCTCGAATAAGCCGACGCCTGTTCTCGCAAGCCAGAATGGCTGCAGCCTCTGCATGTACCGCTATACATCTACCCGGACCGGCGGTGTCATAGTCAGAACCGGGCTCTACAGAAGAGCGAGAACGCGGGCAGTTTGCATTGCAGCTTATCAGCCGGGAGGAAGACCTGTTCCAGCCTACGGATACAACCTCTCCCGCAACGTCGATAATTACAGCTCCTACCTTGCGCCTATCGCATTCAGCCCTCTCGGCAACAGCCTCAGCTATCAGCATGAAGTCCCTGTCCGTGACTCCCGAGCCCTTAAAAAGCTCTCTCACAGGCTGTTTCCCTAGCCCCGTTACGGTTTCCTTTCCGAGAGGGGAAGAGCCATACACCCTGCCCTCCTCCCAGACCCTACCCATAATAGCTTCCAGCTTCTCGGAGGAATCCTGCCATCTTGCCATGGCGATCTCTACAGTCATCTTCTTTTCCATGGAGCCATCCTACCCCTCAGCGGACTTCTCGCGGTAGCGATCGTAAGGATCCTCCTGCAAGAACTCTGCGTCTCGTAGCTCCATCCAGGAATCTCCGCCGCGCTGGTGAAGCTGGCACATATGGAAGAAGTCGCAGAAGGTACAGTCACGTGTACGGGACTTTCGAACGGGCATCAGGCCATCTCGCATGGCGTTCATCCATATGGCATCATCAGCCAGAGCGTACATCTCTGCACGTATCTCGCGCGGCCCTCTCTCTATGACCTCTCTAACGAAAGCGGGAGCAGGCTGCCTCTTGCTAACACCGCCGTCCTTGTTCAGGTACAGCCCTTTAGAGTTACGAGGCCTTTCGTCCTTCTTGCACTTCCTAAGGAAATTGTATATGATTCCAGATATGCTCTCTCCAGGTCCTATGATCCCCCTGCTCCTGAGTATGGAGGTAGCCACAGCCCAGTAAGATCCTGCCTGTGGATCCAGGGCCAGGTAGGCTGTATTGACCTGGGTCGCCGTCTTATGCTCAAGAAGGTATATCTGACCGTCAGCCTCGTCTCTAACTGCCCCGTCAAATGTAGAGTGGAAGTCGGCTATGTGCTCCCCTTCCCACTTGATCTGTACCTGGAAAGGCTGCTCTATCTCAAGGACGTTCCACTGAGAGTCTCTGCCATAGTTCTCAATGTAGCTATTGAGCATACTGATACCAAGATCTAGGGCGTCCTCGTATATGGCCGGATCCCCCTCCTGGTCAGGTAGCGTGCGAACGTAGGCGATTTCATCGCCCGCATATTCGCTGAAGGCAAGAGCCGGGTGCCTGCCTCGCTTCTTACCCTTTCCATACCACTCAGCGAGTGCAAGGTGGACGCCTATACCGAACCAGCGAGCATCACCCTTCTCACCGCGCGGTCGTAGCCCCATACGGTAGCGCCACCACCACTGCTGCGGGCATCTGTTAAGAGCGCTTCGCTCGCTCGTGGTGATGATAGGAACGCTCACAGGTTCCTGCCGCCGTGCTTGTATGGGCGAGTCCAGTTGTAGGCTAGGACCCTTCTGATCTCGTAATCAGGATCTAGCCCCCAGATCTGGAACAAGTCCAGCACCCGGATGATAGTGTCGGCCAGCTCTGGTCCGACCCCTATCGGCTTCCCGTCCTCGCGGGTCTCGGACCAGACCTTGTCTCTGTACGCCTCGATAACCTCGCTGAGCTCTGTGTGAGCCAGGGCTACGTGCGCCGGGAACTCGTAGCCTTCCCTTGCTCCCGTTGTTCCCTCCCTGTGCCCCTTTGTGGTGCACAAGAGGGCAATCTCCTCCATAAGGTCAGGGCTGATTACCGGCGTGGGCTTTGGGATATACAATGCCCCGTTGCATTCGTGCACCAGGACGCCATCGCCCCATCTATGCGGCGTATGAGTTTCCTGGCTCCAGCAGTTCTTTTCGCTCACTGGTACAGCTTTCGCCTGGGATGTGAGAACGGCGCCGAGCCCTGAGGCCCGACGCCGTAACTCTACTACGAACTCACCCGTTAGGGCTAGGGAACGGACACCGTAGACCCTGAGCCCGGACCGCTGAATTCCGGTACCAGGGTCAGGGGGTCGCTCGTGCTCGGCGTACCGCCCGTCTCGGTCGCATCCACAGCGAACGTGGTGATGCTGGCGAAGGTGATCCTGGTCTGGTGAGAGCCGTCGCGGTTACCGCTCAGCTCCGTCAGCCCAGAGGCACCGTACTGCGCCACGAACCCCAGGGGCAGGGCTGCCGTCTCGACCTGACCGCCGGTGAATACGCCCTTGCCGGCAGCGAAGAACTCGGTGTCGCAGGGGAGGCTTCCGACAACCTGCTCATCCGGGACGCTGTCACCGGCCTCGAAGATCGTCTCGTGGTGCCCGGTGCTCTCGTAGGTCTCGATTGCCTGGCTCCCGCCGGGATTCAGGCAGATCGGTCCGCTGAACTCGCTCACGGGCGAGAGGTCGTCGGCAGGAATGACCTGGCCAGCAGTTAGCCCGCTGCCATGCCCGGACTCCACGACCCACTGATCCGAGAGGCAGCCGCTGGCAACGTTGTCCCAGACCAGACCCATGCCGTACTCGATGCCGCCGTTCGTGGTCTGGGCCAGAACGTCCCCGATTACCAGCGTATCGGGCTCGACGCAGGGTGCCGAGGTTTCCGAGGGGCAGGTCACCGCCGAGAGATTCGGCAGGTTCTCGACGACGACCCGCACGTCGCCGAGCCGCGTGGTGCCGGCCGCGATGCTGCCGGCGATATCGGTGCTGTAGAAGGTGGCGTCAGGCGTGGTGCTGGCCGTTGCGGTTCCGGCAGCAACGAGGCCCATGCCCGAGAGCAGAATGCTGGCTGCGATGGCCGCCAGGAATCGGTACAGCTTGCGGTTCATTGTTCTCCTTCGATGAGGAGACCGGGCGCCCCCAAGAACGCCCGGTCTCTGGATGGAACTGACGGGCGGGAATCGAACCCGCATAGCCTCACCGTACTCGCCAGTTCCCTGGAGCTCCACGGTACCCATAGACAGAACCCCGCAGAGTTCTGCGTCTAGAACGGAGCCGCAGTTCCGGCCGGGACCTTGCCCCGGCGCGCGGGCCTGGCTGGGCGGGTGGCCGGCGTGTCAGCGGTTCTTGCGGGCTTAGCCGTAGGAGCGGCAGGCTCGGCAGCGGCAGCCTTGCGCCCTCTCGGAGCGCGTGCCGGAGGAGACGGCTCCTTGGGCTGGCTGGCGGCCGACTCGCGCTCGGAGCGGGCCTGCGCCCTGCGCTCCTGGTTCATCGGCGAGCGCTGGTACTCCATCCGCAGGGTGCCGGCGAGGGCCACGATGCGCTCCGAGGAAGCCTTCTTGAAGGCGGCCTCGTCGCCGTCGAACACCTCCTGCACGAGCCAGTCCGAGAAGCCGCTCATGGTGCTGGTGATCGGCTTGGTGGCGTACTCCCGGTAATCGACTTCCTCTTCCACGGTCTCGGGCTGAGCTGCCCGCGCACCTCGCGGCATGACTGCCTCCTTATTCAGGCTTCTTACTGTCACGTGTTCCTTCGTAGGCTCGCCAGTATACTCCCTGACTGGCAGCCTGGCTACCCCTACAGGATAATTTGTCCCAGAAGTTATGACACGGATACCTGCAACCCTTTGGATAGCCTTACAGTGTCCGGGAACCCTCTTGCCAAGCCAGCAGGAAATCCTCGCTCCTACACGGCGCTTCGTGTAGCTAGGCACCTCGTGCCCGCAGCTTAGGATCAGGGAGTACTCCACCGGCCCTGGTAGCTCGGCGGGCTCTTCCAGGGCCGTTGGGGTAGAGCATCCTGATGCATGCCCGAACATGCGTGAAACTAGGCGGTCGCACTCCCAGCATACACTCATTCGCCTTCAGCCTCCAGCATCGCGAGGGCTACGTGACGGGCTTCCGGCCTAGCGCTCTTCAGGATTCTGAGCTGATCGTCCGTGGCGCTTGCCATACGCTCATCAATGGTGCCCCTACTCATTAGCCGATACACCGTTACATTGTGGATCCGGCTCACGCGATGTATTCGAGCCTCTACCTGAGTGATCTCATCTGATGTCCAGGGCAGGTCAAGGAATACCATGTCGTCCGCAAGGTCAAGAGTGATGGCCTCGCCTCCAGCCCGGCTGTTGATGATAGCTACGCGGGCGGGGTCTCTGGGGTCCTGGAAGCGACGGACAAGCTCGGTACGGCCCGCGTCGCTCGTGGCTCCGGTAAGGGTAAGGACGGGGTACTTCAGCTCCTTACGGACAGCCTCAGCGGCGAGGCCTATCAGCTGCGAGAAGCTAGAGGCCACTACGACTTTGCCCTCGTTACCCTCGCGCTCAAGTAGGAACTCTATCAGCCAGTCGATCTTGTTGCTGGGAAGTGATGGCGACATAGAATCTGTTACCTGCTCGACGTTCTCGCCCATGTAGTCATTGTATACCATCTTCTTGTCCTGCCTAAACCTGCCGTACGAGCATGCTAGCTGACGTAGCCTTGTCAGCTCGGCCAGCAGGCCTACAGCACTTATGCTACCCTCTCTGATAGTGGCTATGGCTCGGGCGCGCATTTCATCGTACGCCCTGGCCTGCTGCGGATCCATGTCAAGGAATGTGCAGGGCAAGCCTTCTGGGCGGCTAGCCGGGGGCTCGCCCGCGTAGAAGATAGGCGGCAGGTCTGTGGCCACATCAGCCTTGGTACGGACCAGATAGTACGGAGCCAGAGTGCTTAGGAAGTCATCAAGATCAATGGGCTCTGGCGCCACAGAATTGCCGTATTCTCCTTCCGTAACGCCGAAGTGCCTCTCAGCAAACTTCCAGAAGCTAGAGAACTTACCCGGCTCAAGCCAGTTCAGCGTGCCCCAGGACTTCTGAAGCCTAGAGCGGAAAGGCGTACCGCTCATTGCTATTGCAATGCCGTCAGGGTCGAGCATGTAACGAATGTGCATAGCTCCGAAGCGAACCTGCGTTATATTCTTGCTTTGCACATTAGAGGTACTTGCCAGTGAGTTGTGGCTTTCGTCTAGTATGATGGCGTCCCAGGGGGTACTGCTAAGTACCGGCCACTCCGCGACCTTGAACTCGTGCTTGTGCTCTTCCTCTACCTCTCCCACCCCAGGGATGAAGGCAGGGGGCCTGGCACCTTTCAGCGTCTCCTTCTTGCAGTTCTTGATAGGACCGTCGGGGCACACTTCGGGAATCATGCGCATCATCTCTGTGTTGACGATCAGCATGTGCTGGCCGGCCCTCTTGCTGCAGAACAGGAAGCGATTGATAACCTTCTGCCTATTAGCCCTGTCGCCCTGTGCCACGTACGTGCTGATGGTCGGCGCCCAGCGCGCTGTCTCGCTCTCCCATACGTTCCTGCAGGCGGTACGGGGGCAAACCACAAGTATGCGCTTCGCACCCGACTGTAGCAAGACGGCCAGGCCCTGCAGGGTCTTGCCAAGGCCGGGCTGGTCTCCTAGGATCGCGTGCTGAGCCTCGAGAAGGAAGCCAGCTCCTACCGGCTGGTAGCTGCGATCCTGGATGGCGGAGTAGAGCTTCGGGCTGAGACTGGCTACCCGGCTAAGTTCCGGAGCGATATCGCCCGAGAGGATGCCCTGAATCGCACTCTCGTGAGCCACCTCTCCGCGTGCCCAGTCAGCCAGAGGCTTCATAACCAGCAGGTCTTTGCCAAGAGCCTTCCTGAGCTGCCGGCAGGTATCCATGTCTAGGCCAAAGGACCATTCCTTGCGTGCTGCCCTGTACCTAGCACCCGGTACGCTGCTGAGGATGCGCACAGCTTCTTCAGAGAACGGCATTGAGCGAGCGTATATTCGCTTGCCGTCTGTGTTGGCTTCTACTCTCATGACTACAGTATACTCCTCATACTGCATTTTGGCTAGGACTGGGAGAATTCTGCTGCAAAGTAGAGAGCCCTGGAGGAATATCCCTACCTAATTGGTAGGTTTATTCCTCCAGGGCTCCTTTCACCGTGCGTTCCACTTCTTCCGGCAGTCAGGGCCTATCCCAAGTTCTCGGCTCAGCGCGTCTGTCAGGGACGTTCCGCAGGCGTAGCAGCGACCAAGGCTGACGCCGAATAGCTTACCGGCCTCCTCGTGTCCTTCCTGGCCTATCCGCTCCAGAGCCATTCTCTGCATCTTCCTGGGAAGGGTTATCAGGTCGTGTCCGCCGAGAACGCGCTTGACGAATACCATGCCAGCCCAATTGCCTTCTTCCGGCCGCTGGACGCACCAGAAGTCAAGAGGCGGCTCTCCGTACCCCTCGGGGTCGCCATCTGCAGATTCCTTCCCATCGTCCCCTCTGGTGGCATAGTAGCCCGCCGGCACATCGGAAACTAGTTTCTGGTAGCCTTTCTCGCGCTTCTTGCTCACCATGTCGCTGATCCACTCGCTAGCCGAAGCCTTGGTGAACTCCTTCCTTGTTTCGGGGTCGGAGACTCCCGTCAGATCCTCCATGCCCCGCTCAAGGAACAGCGTAGATAGGAATCTGAGCTGGCCATCGGTTGCAGGCTCGAGCTGCAGCCTGAGGGGGTTCCCGTAGCACTCGCGTACCTGCTGCACTGTCTGATGGGTCTTCCGGCAGCTCCCGCATCTTATCATGACGAAACCTCCCGCTTCCGGCCTTCCGCAGTGCTGTTGTTCGTCAGGTCTGCGGTCTGGGCGTGTGCGTGGCCTGCCTCGTAAGCCGACCGGCTGAATGGCGGGGGCTTGTAGGCGGCAGTCTTTCGGCCGCTCTTCTTCGGCGGATCCGTGACTGGCTCTGGCTCTGCGAACAGGTCAGCGTTATCGTTCCGGAAGAGCTCGTCTATGAGATCCATCTGACCTCGCAGAACGATATCGGTCCCGGCGCCCCTGCCGCTGGAAGCCTGTCGTAGCCTGCTGCTGATGCCCGAGGTGTAACCTTGTGCAGCTGAGCTGCGGTAAGTTTGCGTAGCTCCCGCAGGGATTCTCTCCGGCTCCTCGCCCCTGGCCCGGTAACCCCGGTAGCAAGCGCGCTTGTACATGCTTCCGACCTTGTGGTTACCCCAGCGTCGGCCGTCCTTGTTCTCCCAGATCTCGCCGGTCTCCGAACCGTAAGCTACGCTCTTCCTCCAGCCATACATCCTGGCGATTTCAAGCCAGTTGTAACCGGCCTTGTGAAGCCGATAGCAGTTTGTTTCCAGCGTAAGGCCGGGGTGGATCTTGGGCCGCAATGCGTCTAGCATGTGCAGGCGAAGAGTAGTGTAGAGCATCTCGACAAAGCGAAGGTCGGCCTCGAATCCGTACACCTTCGCCATCCAGCATTTCTTGTCGTAGTCGTATCTTCCGTACGACCGCAACTTGCAGCGGTTGTGGTACGCGATGCTCTCTAGCAGATTGCAGAGGTAATGCTGCATCTCGAACCCGCCGCCTGCAAGCTCTAGCTCGATAGAGCCGGGCAGGGTGCGCATGCCAGCCGGGCGACTTGCCTGTAGCAGCGCCTCGTCTACTGCGTACTTGGTCATCAGCTCGTCAGCCTTGGCGCGATACGCCTGCGACTCCTCCGGGCTGAAAGCCGTGCTCTCTGGCTTCTCGCAGTCTTCAGCCTTGGCTATCAGGCTCCTGACTCTTCGGAGTAGGTCTGAAACTTCCACTGGTCTCTCCTCCTTGTGGGCTTATAGAGCGAGTATACGCCATCTGACTCCAGAAAGCTACAGCTTGTTGCTCAGCTTCATGGAGCGATAGCATTCCCTGGCCTGCTCGAAGTTCTCGTGCCGGCCTTCGCAAGATGGGCAGCGCACCATCTCACCCTCGTTCACCTGCCTCTTGAGCTGGCCTATCATAGCTCCTGCGTAAGAGGCAGCCAGATACTCGCTAGCGGGTACCTGCGTCAGCCCTAGCATCAGGCGCAGCACGTTAAGCAGATTCCGCTGAGCCCCCGTGGCTTCTGGGCTAGCCATTGCTGAGCTCGCTGTTGAGCTCGTCCCGGCTCTTCTCGGCTTCCAGCAGGCTGTCGAACTCACCGAAGACGGCAGCGCTCTTCCTGGCCCCGTTGACGAAAGCGAACCAGCTCTGGCTGTCAACGACCCGGTACTTGTCGCTGTTGTTGGTGTTGCTTTTAGGCTGTAGCACTACGAATATGCTCTTCATCACGCCTCCACCATCACGATCACTGCCACCCTGTGGTGGCATAGGAACGGCATCCTGTTGAGCCCCTGCCTGCAGTTGCACTGTCCGGTCGTGGTCAGATAGCCGGTAGAGCCCTTCGAGCTGACGGTACGCCATACCCGGCCGCCGTGCCCCGGCATCTTCTGCACCCCTCCGTCCAGGATCAGCTCTGCAGCCAGCTTGGCCGGCTTGCTGTCGCTGCTCTCCAGAGACCTGGCAGCGCGGTACACCCTTCTTCGGCAGCCTTCTCCGAGGCCGCAATTCAGCGCTCTTGTCGACCAGATCTTGTGGCCGCATTTGCTGCATCTCATAACTGTAGTGTACGCCAGCTGAAGCCATTCCGCTACCCGTAGATCCAGGCCCAGCCCTGCATCCTCCCTGTCTCACTTTTCTGCGGAACTGAGCGCAGCCCTACAGCCTCGCGAGCCTTGGCCAGAACTATGGGCGAAGTGCTACAGCCATCAGCCTTTATGTAGGCCAGCGCCTCACCGGCCGGAATAGGACTACCGCCATATTCCTGGATAAGCGCTAGCAGGCATTCCTCAACCATCTGCTGCTGAATTGGAGCTCTGCCGTTTCCGTTACGCCCGTCCTCGCCCCGAACCAGATCGTCAGCCGTATAGTCGCTCTGTCCCAGCCATCTGATGAGTGGCATCTCTGTGACGCCAGAGCCCGGAATCTTCACCGTCTGCTTATCTATGGTATACGCCAGGCAGCCTTCTAGTCCCTCTGCGTTACTGCTCTTAACCTGGGCTATGCCGTAGCCACTACCATCAGGAAGGGTTCCAGCTATCAGACCTGATCGGGCTATCCCGGAGAAGGCTATGGAACCGCCACCCCGGTACATGGCTTTCATGCTATTGTCCTTGTTCAGATGCCTGACCAGAAATATACAGCATTGCTGACGCTGCGCTACTTCTACCACAGGCTGCAGCGCTCGGCGTACGCTGGCGTCATTGTGGCTGCTGATATCCTCTCCTAGAAATGAGGATATAGGGTCTATGGTGCAGAATCTGGCGCCGCTAGCCGCTAGCATAGCCTCCAGCTTATTTACACCGTCTGGGAATGTAAGCAGCTCTAGTCCTCCTCCCCTCTTCCTCTTGACGGGCATCGTGACGAAACGGTCTATGTCTCCGCCATTGGCCAGGATTCTAGGGATCACCACAGAGCTTAGATCGTCTTCGGCTCCGACTATAGCGCAGTTTATTGGCTCTCCCATTCCTGGATCACCTGGGAATATCGGCTCGCCTCGGGATGCCCTGCACATCATAGCAAGAGTCAGAACAGACTTACCGATGCCGGGGTCTCCGTCTATGATCACGAGGCATCCGAATGGGAACAATGGGGCGGCTAGCCATTTCAGCTGAGTCGGCGTTATCTCTCTAAGCCAGCGCGCCGCGTCTGACGTTACGCGCTTAATGCTATCTATGCCATCAAGCTCGCCTGGGATCGCGTCTGGAATGATCGTCCCGCGCTGATGGAACAGCCCCATGAAGTCGCGCTCTCGCCAGGGGCGCCGTGGATTATAGGCAGGAAGCTTCAGGGATTTCAGCAGCCTGAGAATATCGGTCCTGGCGTATCCCTTGCGCTCCAGCTCGTGAACGTAACGTAGGAGCGCTGCTCTCTGTCCCCCGGCCTCGGCTGCGACGCAGGCCATGCGTAGCCGATCGACTTCCTCCCTGGCTGGCCTTTCTACTTCCTCTTCTCTCTGGCCACGACCTGCAAGAACGTAGTCGCACAAGGCCTGGCAGAAGTCGTCAGGATCCGGCCGAGTTAGCTCGGAGCGATACTCATAGGGGTGTATCTGCCCATCGCGCTTACTCCTGCGGATGGTAGGCGGAAGGAATACGAATCCCCTACTACTACCGTCGGGATTGCCACCCTTATAGTCCAGCCCTTTCCTGAATCCTGGATGGGTCCCTATATCCTGGTGCACCACCCAGAGGTGCGTGCCTCCGCTTGGCGTTCGGGTTTCCAGATAAACCTCAGGGCCGAAATCTCCAAGGTCCTCTGACATCTGCTTTAGCGCTAGGCCAGAAGGGTCGTTCTGTAGATCGTGATCAATGACGTCGAATACCACGCCGGTAACGGCACATAGAGCCTCGCCATCCTTGAATCCGCTAATGGATGCATGGCATCGTGCGCCAGCTACCTTCTTCTGGTACCCCTGCCATCTTCTATCCTGTCTATCCGGCGTTCCATCTGCATTCAGCCGTGCGGCGAATACGGGGACCCCCATATCCACCAGCTGATGGGCTACGACTAGCGCCGAATCCGAAGCGGGAGGTATAGTCATATCCGTTGGCCCTTAGTCACGCGGGGACCTTCCTTTCCCTTCGCCTGGGGAAGCTCTAGAGGGGCCGGATGGTCAGTCCGGCCCCTTTCCCATTTTCCCGGTAAGTTACCTCGTGCGCCTCTCGGGCCTCCCTAGGATACGCTTAGCTATCCCTCTCGAATAGGACGTCGTTATATGCTCAGGAATATACACGTCATAGGTATCGATCCTGGCGGCACAACTGGCTGGTGCAGGCTTACAGTACCGCGCGATTCTGTATTCGGGAGGGAGGAGAGCAGCATTATTGAATGGGACTATGGCGAGGTTTCCGGTCACGAGCCTCAGCAGGTAGTTCTGCTAGCCCGGCTTGCTCGTGAGACGCAGTCTCTTGACTACCTTGTTGGCCCTGCTCTTGTTGTTGAGCGCTGGGATGTCGATCCGCATTTCCAGAGCAGGGACACTTCTGCTCTTAGCCCCGCGCGCATCGGTGCAATGCTCCTGTACGCCCAGCACCGGGGTGACCTTAGCGACGCCAGGGTGACGTTCCAGTCTCGCGTCCAGGCCAAGCAGGCTCTCACTGACGAACGGCTAAGAGCGCTGGGGCTGTACGTTAAGGGTAGCGAACACGTCCGCGATGCTACCCGTCACGCTCTGTGCGCGCTACGTCGTGCACGCCAGTCCTCTGAATTGCGGAAAGAAATGTGGAGCGAAGAGCTAGCGCGGGGATAGGCTGTGGCGTATAGTCGTAGTCGTAGGGCCGGGAAGTTCACCGGAGTGCCTGGCCTCAGGGCTGACTGCCCCGTCCGACCCTGGGTCGATCGAGCCCACCAGAGATGCCCCTCCGGGATGAGACGGAGGGGAACTGGGAAGGTCTTCCCGGCCCTACGCTGGGAATTCGGTACGATATGACGCGCTGCGTCTAAGGTGCGCCCCAGAGCTGGGCCGGGTCTACCTCCCCTCGTCAGGTAGACCCGGCCCTTCCACTACTCCTCCATAAGCGGACCGGCCATACGCTTCAGGGCCGCCTCGATCGCAGCCACGCCATCCACGAATCGCTGCATCTGGGCCGGGCTCAGGGACTTTGGATTGTACCCCATGTCTGTGAGCATTTTCTCCGGGCTCTCGCAAACCCCCTGCAAGCTCGTCGCCAGGAACCAGGCAACGTACTGCTTCGCACCGCTCTTGGTTCCGAAGGCCTCCTTGGCCTCTGCCCTCTCCTCCGCCGTACCGGCCATCTGCTATTCCTCTCGCCTAGGTGTGGGTCAGAGGAGTATAGCGGCCCCGTAAGGGCCGCGTATACCCCTCTGCATGCGATCTCTGTCCCCTAAGCCACTACGACAATCGCGTCACTGCCGGCCCCGGCAGGGGCAGTCGCAGGCCAGCCGGATGCACCAGTGCCACCGCTCCCCGGCGTGGCGGGCGCACCTGTAGCAAAGCCTCATGGCTTCCTCCTGGTCCGGTGCGGGACGCACTGGCCGATCTCGCCGTAGCCAGGGCAGCACGGATCATGACAGATCCCGGTCGGCCCCGTGATCCTGCACGGAACGGTGTCGTCGTGGTAGCACAAGGGATGCCGGTGATCACGCCATGCCTTCTGGAACCCGGCGAGAACGAGCAGGATCAGGGCCAGGCCTATCACTCCGGCGTACGGGTTCGTGTACATCAGCACCCCGGGGTGGAACAGTCGGACCAGTTCTGGCCGTCGCTTCTCGCTAGGGTCGGGAGGGTTCACCGGGCCGCCTGGGGCTGGTGGGCGGCCGGGCGGCCTGTCGCCCTTGCCGGGCTTACCCGGCTTCTTGATGGGCGTCTTGGGCGGCGGCATTACTGCTCTCCCCTGATCCTCCGGAGCCAGAAGACCAGCATGTCGGCCGCCTTGCTCTCAAGGAAGGACCGGTCGTCGTCGCACCAGCGCTGCGTGCTGGCGTCGTAACCGGGCAGGTCGCACCTCATGATCCAGTTCGGGTCAGACTTTCTGTTGTGCCACATGATGCTGAACAGCCTGATCCCGTTAACCTTGCCGATCCGTACGAACTCGTGCTGCTCCCAGACGATCCTGACCCAGACGATATTCGTCACGGCTCGCTTCTCTGTAACCTCAGGCACCGGGGTGCCCTTCATTTCTGCCATCTGTCCTCCTGGTGGGCTAACTAACTACAGTATACGCTACTGGCCCCCGCCGCGCTAGTAGCAGGGGCCAGTAATTCCATGCGATTCAGGCTGGCGTACAGGTCCTGCCGAACTGCCTCGCCACCGCACATATCGCTACCAGCTGGTTCACCGTGCCGGTGAATCGCAGCGTGGGCCACTGGTCGCCCGGTAGCAGTCCAAGCACCTCGTACGTGGCCTTGCCCTTGGGGCCGACCAGCTCACGCGCGACGTCGTCTAGCGTCTCGCCGTCGTTCACCATTACCATCAGCTCTAGCGTCACAGATATCCTCCTACGTCCGGGGGTGGGCTACTGGTATCAGTATACGCCTGTAGCCCGCCCCCGGCTAGGGGTACGGGCTACAGACTTCAGCTGATTATGTTCATCCTGTAGCAGGAGGTAACGATGCGCCGCAGGGTCTCGATGTTCCGCCTCTGGGGAGCTACGCCCCGGCTGAGCAGGATGTACCCTGTTGCCAAGTCTCCGGTAGCCCGGCGTAGGACGCGGCCGTCGCTCGTCATAACGAACAGGAACTCCACCCCCGAGGTGGTCCTGGCCTTAACTCGGCCCACCTCGGTTGCGCCTCGCGCGCTGATCTTCGCCATCTCGCTACCGCCAGTCCGACCGGTCGGGGGTCGGGAAGGAGGTGGGCCACCAGCGGCCGTCGTCGTCGCCGCGCACCGGCAGGTGGTGCAGCCACTGGCTGACCGTCGATGCTGCTGCCTGGCGCTCGCCCTCGGGCAGCCCCTTCACCATCTCCTCGGCCGCCAGCAGCACCTTGCGGGCCAGCTTGCGCTTCGCCTCGCGTCGCGCTGCGGTAGCGGCGCTCTCGGGCCGGGCCGGGGTGGTCGGGGTGGTCGTCGTCGGCTGGCCCTTTGGCCTGGTCTGGCGCCGGACGGCGCGAGCGCGAGCGGCCTTCTCGGTGTCGCGCGGCGCGGGCTTCGGCTCTACGACGGTCACGATCGGCCCGGCCTCCAGGGCATTGCCGTCCTCGTCCCTGCTGACCGGCGACGGGAACGGGATCAGGTTGCAGCAGGGGCTGAAGTTCGTCTCGGTCAGGTAGCCGAGCAGCTCGGCGGCCGGGGGCTCGGGGTCCACGCCGCGCTTGACGTCGTCGTGGATCTGGTCGTCCCAGAGCTCGCGGATGGCCTCCTCCTCGGTGGCCCACTGGCCGCTGATGGCCTCGTCGTAGTCGCTGTCCTTCAGGCCGCGCCGGACGTCCCGGCACCCGGCCTTGTGGACGTGGAACATCCCGTTCGCCAGGTAGAACTGGCAGTGCGACTTCAGCTGGCCCGAGAGGCCGACCGGGGCGGCTGGCAGCTCGTCCAGGACTGCGGGCTTCTCGACGACCGGGGTAACGCGGTCGGCGCGCGGGTTTCCGGTCTTGGCCGGCGGCAGGGTGCGGCCGCGAGCGGTGCGCCGTGCGGGGGCCGCGATGGCGCCGGAAGCGATCACGGCGGAGACGCGGGCTGCGTCTCTGGCGGCTGCGGGGCGGGGGGTTCGGGTGGTGGGCACGGTGGGCTCCTTAGGTGTTCGCCTGGTTCCTGACTACAACTACAGTATACGCCAGCTGCTACCGGCGCGCTACCCCTTATGCCAGAAAACCCCGGAAACCTTTCAGGTCTCCGGGGCCTCCTGCATGCGAGCGTAGCTGTCCTAGCAGTCCGGGCACTGCCTGAGCTCGCCCTCGCTGTCGACGATGAAGCCCCGGCCCTTACACGTCTTGCAGGTCACGCCGTCCCTCGGGGGCGTCTCGCCCGGCTTGGGCTTGCGGTGGTGAATCTGCTTATCGGGCGCGACCTTGCCCTTCCCCTTGCAGATCCCGCACGTCTTACCTCCCTTCACCTTGCCGCTGCCATTGCAGGTACCGCATGTCACTAGCTTCGCCACTGGGCTCTCCTCTGGTAACTGGGCTTCCGGTAACAGTATACGCCCCAGGACTGCATTTCGCTAGTCCTGGGGCGTAGCCGTTTCCTACTGGTCGCAGGCGCCGCTCTCGTACCGGCCCAGCTCGTCCGCGTCGGCGATCTCGTCCCGGACGTCAGCTGCCAGGTCGGGGTCCCGGCTGGGCAGCCCGTAGGTGCCGTCGGAGATGAAGCGCGTCTGGAAGCTGGCCTGGATCTCCTTCAGGTAAGAGCCGGTCGTGCACCGCTGGCAGGCGTAGTAGGGGTTGTCGGCGTCCATGGCGTGCACCCTGTGGAAGTCGTGCGGGCGGTTGTCGTGCGTCCGGGTCAGGGTAACGTCGACCGGGCGGCCGTCGTAGCTCAGCCGGGCGTCCAGGATCAGGGCCGGCGAGCAGCCGCAGGAGCATCCGGCCTTGTGCGAGAACCGCGCGGTAAGGGAGGTAACGTCGCGCACGGTCAGCATGCCCAGCAGCGGTGCGGCCTCGGCCAGCATCCGCTTCATGGCCGCGATCTCGGCCAGTTTGTACCGGCGCCAGGCCGCGTCGGCCTCGGGGTCCTCGCCCTGGGCGCTGTAGGCCGGGGTCGGCAGGGGCTCGTCTCCGGGGAGCAGCCTCACGTCGCCCGGCGAGTAGCTGGCGTACACCCGCGTGTTCTTGTTCCAGTTCTGCATGCTGCCCTCGCGGATGCGCAGGGCCATGTGGATCTCTGGGGTGGCCTGGATCTCTACGCCGGTCGTGTTAACCTTCTCGATCCTCATCTGAATCTCCTGGGCTCGGGGGCCTCTCCGGCCCCACAACTACAGTATACGGGCTACAGCCCGGCCGCGCTACCCCCTCAGGGAAATTTATGCTTTTTATTTTGCTGTGGCCTGGATTGGCGTAGCGTGGCTGGGGAGGGCGGAGGGTGCTACGCCCCTGGGTCTGGGTAGCGGCTCCGATAGGGGCCTGAATGGCTCGCATCCGGGCGGTAACGTGGGTCCGCCCGGCCGGGCCGGGTAAGGGGCCAGACCGGGCGGAAACGGGCTTAACGGTGGTTATCGGTCTTCGCGGGCAATCTCGCGGAGGACGGCGACGGCCGCCCGAACCCAGGAGCAATCCTCACATTCGCAGCAGCGCGAGCAGGCCCACACCGTGAGGTGCTGGTCGTCCCGCTCGTCGGCCAGCTCCTCTGGGCCCGCGTAGGGCTGGCCTAGGGGCGCCAGCAGGTCGCGCGCGGCGCCGCGCAGGGCGGCTATCTCTGTGGCTATGCCCTCCGACCCGGGAGCGGCGTGCGCTCCCAGGCCGGGCGGGCGGGCGTGTCGGCCGGGCATCGGGGCTACAGCGGCAGGCCGTGCGCGGCGCGCCAGGCGTCCTGGCGCCAGGCGGCCCGGTCGCTCGCGGCTGCGCGGGTGCGCCGGGTGGGGGCCGGGGCGGATTGCGCGGCCTCGGAGGCGGTGCGGTAGTGGCCCGCGCCGTGGGCGTAATTGCAGGAGGGGGTGGCGTAGTGCCGGATCGGGGCGCCGTTCGTGCTGCGGTGCGGGGCGCCGGGGGTCTCGCACCAGACGTACTCGGTCTTGCTGAAGAGCATCTCTTCCGAGATCTCGTCGGCCGGGCTGGTGGTAAGCGGGATGGCCTCGCCCTTCATGACGATGACCGTGTAGGTGGTGCCGTCGGGCGCGGCCAGGGTGTAGGAGCTGGCTTCGCTCGGGGCCGCGAAGCTGGTCTTCTGGGGGTGGGTGGTGACCGGGCCCTCGGCGTCGAAGCCGAAGCCGGAGCTGTCGAAGGTGGACGCGCTGACCTCTGCGATCGCGTAGGCGCTGTCGTACTCGTACAGGTCGGACATTGTGATCTCCTCGTCTTGGTTCCTACTAGCTACAGCTTACGCCATTTCTGGCCCTAGCGCTAGCCCCTGCAGGAAATTTCCTGGGGATTTCTCCTACGGGGCTAGCGCTCCGGCTACCTGCGCCAGCCGCGCGACTCAGCGAAGTACCGGGCCGAGTGCCAAGCGCTACGTGCGACGGCGACGAGGTAGGGGCGGGTAGCGCGGTCATCAGCTACACCCTCATTGAAGCTAGCCCATTCCTCAGACGCGGCGAACTTCCAGTCGTTAGCGTAGGTAACGATTGCGCGGTACGCGCGGCGTAGGCGGTTCTTCATTCCGGGCTCCTTAGGCGGCGGGGCTACTAAAAGCAATCCTACCGCCTACAGCCGGGCCGCGCTAGCCCTCAGCAGAAGTTTCCTGAAATTCTGGGGGCTAGCGCGGCCAGCCGGGCTACTGGTCGGAGCCGCCGACCGTGGTGGTCTGGCCGAACAGGTCGAGCAGCGCCTCGCCGCCCGTGCGGTACGGGCTGTAGTAGGCGAAGCAGGTGGGGTTCAGGCTGGCCTCGCGGCACTGGCTGGCCGGCTGCTGCTCGGCGCAGATGAAGGTGACGTCGCGGTAGGGGTCGCGGGCCGTGCCCGAGCCGATCCCGAGGGTGAAGGTGGCGCCGCGCGTGCAGGCCTTCTCGAGCTGGTGCAGCTGCTGGGCCGGGGTGGTCGGGGCCGCGCTCGCGGCGGTGCCCCCGAGGTGGCCTGCGATGGTGGCGCCGGTGATCATGGCGCCGCTCACCAGGAAGGCGGCGATGCTGCGTCGGACGTTCATGTGGGCTCCTATGCGTGGGCTTTGCTGTGGTGGGATTTACTGTGACCGGCGGCTGGCCGGCCGGGCTGGGGTTACCCGGCCCTACAACACCAGTATACGGGGTGTGGGGCGGGCTGGCTAGGGGGCAGGGGGAATTTTTTGTGGTAACTTTGGGTAGGGTTCGGGTAACTTGCAGTTATGGAATGGCTATTCCGGGGGATTATTCGGGGGCTATTCGGGCTTTGAATGGTTATTTATGTTCGCTCGGGTTTCAGATTATGGTGTTCGTTCTATCGGGTTTTCGGGCATGGGGCGCCTGGGTCGGAATTTCTCAATCCCCCCCGAATGAGCGTATTCTGGTCCGATTTTCGACTGTTTCACCTGGTTACGCCCAGAATAAGCGCTAGAATCGTATGATACTGTGGTCGAGCATATGCCCTGGTCAGACCCAGAATACCAGAATATATGTAATTTTCGATTACTAATTCTGGTCAGGTCGATTACGGTGAGTTACGTACATTTCGCGTTTCCCCTGGTCACGCCCAGAATACCAGAATATACCAGAATATGTGGGGGGTATTCTGGGTTCTACCAGGTATTACACACCAGAATACGGTGATTCTAGGGGGGCGGAGAGCGATCCGAGAAATCGGCTGAATTTCGAGCTATAATAAATTATGCACAATTCATCCGAATATTCTGGTAGAAAGTCCAGTATTTCGTCCGATTCTCTACAGTTTCAGCTCCTAGATTCGGAGTATAATGCATTTATAAAGGCCATTTTGTGGCCAGAAACGTCACATCTGAAAGTTAGCGACGAATCGCGTCGACAACTGGCGATGGCAATGACAGCTTTCCTTGAAATGACCAGTAAATCGCTTGTTTCTGGTGCCGAAATGGGCGAAATTGTGGTGATTATTCGCCATTTCGCCAACATTCTCGACGCTATTTCTGGTGAAATTAGCCCAATTTCTGGTGGAAATTCGCCCGATTCTGGCGTTTCTTAGGCCGATTTCCTGGCGTTTACAGGCGATTTCCTGGGCTTTCCGGCGCCCGCGCGGCCCCAGAACTGGTGCTGCATGCGATCCAGAATGGCGGTATCCGACGAAAAACTGGTCGCCGTACTACCCGCGTCCTCGTGATTTCCTGGCTCCTAGGGGACGTCTGGGGCCTGTGAGCCGGGCCAGAAAATGGGCGTGAAAAAGCCCCCGGCTGGTGACCGGGGGCTGTGAAAACTGGCGTTACGGGTGCGCGGGTGGCCTAGCGGCCTAGCTACCAGCAGCCGGTCTGCCACGGGTGCCGGCCGTAGCTGGCGTGTGCGGTGGCGAGGCAGTTGGAGTTCATGGCCTTGCGGACGTTCATAATCATCTGGTACTCGTCGTCCAGGGCCAGGAACTCGGCCTCGGCCTCGTCGGCCATCTTCTTGGCTGCCTGAAGCAGCTCGAAGGCTGTCTCGTACCGCGTAGCGGCTGCCTGGGCTGCCTTAAGCGCGCGTGCCTCGTCTGAAGCTGTGAACATCTTGTCTCCTGTGGGCTAGGTAACTACCCGGCCCCCTACGTCCCTAGGGGACGTCTGGGACCGTATAGCGGCCTAGGCGACTACGACAATCGCGTCGTAACCGGGCAGGTCGGTGTCGATGATGTCCTGAACCTGGTACCCCGCGCTGCGGGCGGTAGCCGTAGCTCCGTCGTCGTCCTGAGCCATGAAGGCGTTTCCGTAAACGCCCCCGGTCGTCATGGTGATGTATTTCATTTTTACCCCTTAGCTAGATAACCTCGGCGTCGGTGTCGGTCGCGTCGATGATGCGCGTGCCGTACTGGCGCCAGCTGTCCCCGACGCGCTGGGCCTCGGCCAGGTCGTCGCTGGAGTAGATCCACGTGTCGGGGGTGCCGCCTGCGGTGCCAGGCCTGCCCCGGCCCGTGAACACCACGTGGTAGCGGCGGGCCAGCAGGCCCTCGGCCAGGTCGCTCGGGACGCTGACCAGGACTTCGGCGATCGGCTTGCTCATGATGTGCTCCTTCCGGTAAAGCGGCCTACCCTCACCCGCCGCCCCGGCGGGGCCTTACAGTTACGACTTTACGGTACCGGGGCCGCTAGCGCTACCCCTAAGGCGGTAAAAACTGCGGTAATTTTAAGTTACCGGTTACCTACGCGCCGTTACCAGTTACGCGGGTACCACCTAGGGGCGGCCCCTACCGGCCGCGTAGCGCCGCGTGCGATTGTACGTGGCCCTAAGCCCCGTAAAACTGGTACCCTAGTAACTACCCTACCCCGCCCCCGTTAGGCCGCGTACGGCGTTTGCGCTGGTAGGCGGCCCGTAAACTGGGCCTACCCGGCCCCGTAGCGGCCCCTACCGGCCGCCCGCCGCCTGGTCGGGTACCTAGGCGCCCCCTACGGCGTACCCGGCGGTCGTACGCGCCGCTAACGATTACCGTTAGCCTAGCTAAGTGTAGGTAGTACGCCGCGCTAACTAAACTGGTACGCTAGGCTAACGAATGTAGTTACCTAGGCTAGTTACCTAGGCTAACGAGTTAGCGGGTACCCGGTAGGGGTATACCCGCGTGGCGCGCCGTAACCCGGTTTATGGTGCGCCCGTAACTACCCGCCATACAGGCTGGTGAGGGTGCCATAGTTCAGAGCCTAAGACGGGGTTAACCAGTGGTTCGCGCGTTCTTGGTTGGTCCCGCAGAAAGTTGGCTGGCGCGTTTTTCCTTCTGTTAACGTCCATGGGCTCCATTTCCATACCCTACCATTACAGTAGGCATCTCCTCCTCCTTTACCTCCATCCCTGCATAGAGTACGCTTCAGCGAGTTACCCGTACAGGAACGCCGTATACAGCGGCAGAAGGCAGGCGATCAGAGTGGGGAAGCAGGAAGAGCCCCGAGGAGAGGGGACCCGGAAGGCCGGGAAGGGAAGGGCTTCGGTCACAGCCGAGGTCGAGCACTGGCTGGAGCAGCAGCGCAAGGCGATCCGGGCCTGGGAGGGCGCGAAGATCGGCAGCCGCGAGGAGCGGGAGGCAGCCGAGGCTGCTACTGGAGCGGCATCCCTCATCGACCGCTGGATGTGCGACGGCGGATTCCTCCCCTCCTCGTGGCGCTCCCCGTGGCCCGAATCCGCCCCTGGCGCCGTAGATCAGAATGCCCACGACGTCATCGTCCGGGTGGGCCAGGAGCTGGCAGACCAGCTCGAGGATGAAATGGAGCAGCAGGCTTTCGGCACGGCATACACCTCCGAGGCGGCAGAGGCTTTCGCCGCCAGCTGGGAGGACGGCATCGAATACCTCCGGCGCCGCGCGGCAGAGGTTGCGCCCGGTGCCAATCCGGCGGTGCGCACGGGGGATATCGCCGAGATACTGGGGGTTCCAGTCCAGATTCACGACAGGTATTTCCAGGGCACCCTGAAGGAAGAGCGCTGGCCAATCGAGGACGCCCCGGCGCCGTCCTTCACCCAGGACGGCCGCCCGATCTCCTTCGTGCGTATCGAGGGGCTCTACTTCTCCGACGCGCTCATGGACGCCGTCGGCTCCGCGATCAGGTCCATGGACCCGATCGGCGGCATCATCTTCACTGTCTCCGGGCCGGAGGGGTCGCAGCCGGAGGAGTCGGGGTACCCCGGCAAGCCGACCCCAGCCGCCGACCAGGCCGGGGAGAGGGAGGAGGCCGACCAGGGCGTCTACGTCGAGCATGTTATGCACTCACCGATGCTGGGCACCTCGCCGAAGCCCCTGGGAGAGAGCTACCGGCAGCGGGACGAGCTTTTTGCCAGCTGGTGGGAGCAGGTTCGGAACCAGCTCCCGGCAGAGGCGGTGACTCTGGCCTGGGAGGCGTTCGCTACCGGCTGGGAGGAAGGCATTGAGGATCTCAGCAAGAACGCCAGGGCAGAGACGCTGGCCATCATGAAGGCAAGGGGCGTTGCCCCGGACGGGGACTTCATGAAGGGGTTCGAGCAGTGGTCAGACGAGATCATCGCTCGCATGATGAAGAGCGGCCCTATGGACGAGGAGGCCGCCAGGGAAAGCCTGGGAGATCTTCAGGGCGCCGGATTCACGGGCGAGCAGGAGGCCAGGCTTCGGGAGCGCGTCTCGGTGACGGGGGACTTCCCGATCGAGATGTGGCGGGACGAGCCGATGCGGCAAACGATCTGGGACCTGCTCCGGGACCAGGGCGCGACGATGGCGCGGCTGGACCGGGGCTGGGAGCTGGTTCCGACGACGGACCCCGACTACGACGCCATCCAGGGCTGGCACTTCATGAAGATCGGGAACCTCCAGGAGATGGAGGGTATCTCCGAGGGAAGCTACGAGGCGCTGACCTGGGAGCCGGAGTTCGAGGAGTGCGAGGAGGACGACCCTGCGTGCGTTCTGGTTCGGGCGAGCCTCACGGTGTGGAGCCGTCGCCTGGCCGTGGCCCCCGATGCTCCCCCGAAGAACTGGTTCGCCGATATGGTCGAAGCCGCAGAGGAAGCCGCAGAGGAAGCCCGGCAGGTTCGAGCAGCCCTAGACCTGCCAGGCCCCGACCACCAGGCGGACCCCGACCAGAAGGTCTGGCATCACCTGGACGAGAAGAAGGAGGAGGGCTCCGATGCGACGGAGGAATAGGTCGGTTCCGATACTGCTGGTCGTCGCCCTGGGGCTGGTTCTCGGGGGTGCGGCGTATGCCCTTGCCAGCGAGACCCCGAAGCCCAGCCCGGCATGCGAGCGGGCCATCGCGGCCAACAACTACTGGGTGCAGGCTAACCTTCCGGAATGGGACGCTCTGATGATGGAGCCCCTGGGCCAGGAGTTCCTCAGGATGCAGAACCAGGCAGAGGCGCACCTGCGAGCGGTAGGCCAGGCCTGTCCCGGCCAGGACCCGAAGGTCCAGGTGCTTCCGACGTGAAGAACGTCCAGGAGCGCCAGGCTCGAGCACGGTACTGGAAGACGGTGAACGCGCGGCTACACGAGATTCCGGCGCTGGTCTGGTTTGACCTTGTCGGGATCCTGATTATTATCCTCATCCTGCTTATCCAGGGCAGGTAGCCGTGTATGGGCAGGATCACACATACGCTTCCTGCTACTGCTGCTACCGCTGCCTTAATGCGTATCTGCTCGGGCTAGCTGCATTCGCCGGTCATCTCTGGCGCCTGCTGAGGATCATCGCCTGCCATATATCCCTTACGATGCGCCTGTCCGGGATTACGCTGGAGGCGACGTGAGACGGAAGCGAGAGCCGGAGAAGGCATCCACGGCTTACGAACCGGCTGCCCAGATCTACTGGATGAACCGTTACATGAGGAGCCGCTATGGCAGGTGGGCGTACGCCAGGGCTAGGCTCAGGTACCGGATCGAGGATGGCCTGGGCTGGCTTTCCCAGGGAGGTAACCGCAAGTAATCGCTGAGTAACCGCAAGTTACCCTACCGCAGAAGACCGCTGGTAGGGTATACTTGCGCACCATGCCGGGAAGAAGCGCAGCGAGCGAGCCGAATGCAGGCTCCACTTCGCATTCCCGCAGGTCAGCGGCCCGGCTGCCCGATATCCGGGGACACGCCCGGCTATCGCTGATGCGGGACATTGCCATCGGCGAGAAGTCTGATGCAGTCATGTGCCGGACGTACGGGCTGACCGCTCGAGAGCTACCGCGCTTCGCTGCCGAGTTCGCAGATGATATAGCAGATATCGCGCAGGCTATCCAGCGCACCGGAGATGCGGCTACCGCAGGTCTCTGGATCACCAGACGCCAGCTTCGCCTCGCTGAGATGCAGAGCGACATTGATGACATCAACGCTGCTATCAGCGCCATGCGCGAGAACGGCGGCGAGCTGATCGTCACCTTCGCCCTGGCCAAGTCGTACCAGGGGCTCCTGCGCTCAAAGCTGGGCATTCTCAGAGCTGCAGCTGAGGAGATCGACGGGCCTCGCAGGAACGTCGAGCCCGATGAGGTCAACGCCGTGCACTACATCATCGAGGCTGATGACTTTACCGGGAATCTGACGTGAGCCCCCGCACCCGCTACGGCAAGCCGCGCACGCTCCTGGAGTGGATGGAGCTGGGAGTCGTCCTGGCGCTTCTCGTGACAGTATTCCTGATCCTGTCCTCGCTGCGGAGCCGGGTGTGAAGCACACCGGCCAGAGTCTCGGATCGGTAGCGTACCGGCCACCGAAGCCTGTGAAGGGTGAGCCTAAGGCTGATCGGAAGAACATTCCACGGATCAGCACTCCGGACGTCACCTGTCCGACGAGCGAGATACCCTGGGATTGCAATACCTGTAGCTGGGTTGTGATTCGCTCTGCGGAGCCGAGCCTGCCCGGAAGGCCGGGACGACCGGCTATGTCGCAGCTGAAGCATGCCTCTGCTCTCTGCCGACATCACGCACAGAGGGTCGGAGGGTAGCAATGCCAATCACAGAGAAGGCATGGACCTGCGATATCAGGGAACGCGGCTGCGATATATCCGCAGCTGTTTCCTGGGTCTGCGGAGTCGAGGGGATCCAGATATCAGCGTGCAAGAAATGCTGGACTACCTGGAAGGCGCGGGTGGCCGCCGACAGCAGCCTAGGGATGCGCTGCCCGCGCTGCAGCAAGATACCTCCTCGGGCAGCTGAGCAGGCTCTCCACAACTATAGGCAGACGGGTACCGAGCCGCTGCAGGGGATCATAGCCGATGCCCTCGATAGCGCCATGTTCCGAGAGGGCATTCTTGGAGACGTGCGCAAGCGAGTGCTGGTCCGGCTTCGGAACGAGGAGAGCTGGCTTGACTCTCCTACTCCGCAGGCTCAGGTGGTGTAACGATGAGCTCCACTAGCGACCGTGACGACCCGCGTCTGGGGCATGGCATCGATTCCTCTCCGGTATCGCAGAACGAGGCGTACCTGGTTCTTAGCGAGGAGGAAAGGCGTAAGGGGCTGGTTCGTCCGGTACGCCGCTCCTACCGGCACCAGGACCCCGAATGCGGTGCTGTCACCACGATGAGCCTGGATCTGGCAGAGACCTATGCGCGTGATCCAGGCTTTTATGGAGCCACGTACTGCGTGGGCTGCTCGATGCATCGCCCTGTCGGTGTACACGGCGAGTTCACCTGGATGACGCCGGATGGCGAAGACAGTAGTGAGCTGGTCGGGACATGAGTACCCAGACGACGCATCGCTACCGCCCACGGGGTAGCTGCCGCGCCCTCCTTGGGAACCGATCGCCAGAGATACTGCTCTGCGGCCCGGCCGGTACAGGGAAGAGCAGAGCCTGTCTGGAGAAGATTCACCTTCTTGCCTTGTCTAATCCGGGCATGCGCGGCCTGATAGCCCGGAAGACGGCCACCTCGCTCTCGAGTACGGCGCTCTCTACCTGGAACAAGTTTGTGATCCCGGAGGCTACCCTGAATGAGACTGTCCGGTACTTTGGCGGCTCGGCAGCCGAGCCTGCAGCTTACAGGTACAGGAATGGCTCTCAGATCCTTGTCGGTGGACTAGACAAGGTGTCGAAGATCATGTCATCGGAGTATGACGTGATCTATGTGCAGGAAGCTACAGAGCTCACAGAGGATGACTGGGAGAGCCTGACTACCCGGCTTCGAAACTGGAAGATAAGCTTCCAGCAGATGATCGCTGACTGTAACCCCTCGCACCCCACGCACTGGCTTAATCTGCGCTGTCAGTCTGGCGCCACCCTGATGCTGGACACTAGGCATGAGGACAACCCTCTGCTCTTCAACTCGGACGGTACGCTGACTGAGCGGGGTACCGATTACATCGGTAAGCTGGACATGCTGACCGGGGTGCGTAAGCTTCGCCTGAGGTATGGTCGCTGGGCTGCAGCCGAGGGGATCATCTACGAGGAATTCGGCAGCGAGCACATACTCGACGAGATCTCGATCGAGGTTATCGAGTCTGGGCCCAGGTCATTCGAGAGCTATGTCGACGGGCGGCAGAAGCTGGATCCGTTCGGCATACCGCTGAGCTGGGAGCGCGTCTGGTCTGTCGACTTCGGGTACACCAATCCATTCGTGCTTCAGTGCTGGGCGGTCGATCCCGATGACAGGATCTACCTGTACCGGGAGATATATCACACCAAGCGGACGGTGGACCAGCACGCCAGCAAGATCATGATGATCGTGGCGCCGGATGGCAGGTGGCTCGAGCCGCAGCCTACCGTTATCGTCTGCGACCATGACGCCGAGGGCCGGGCTGTCCTGGAGCGAGAGCTGGGCATGAGCACGGTCAACGCCCACAAGTCGGTCCTTGAGGGGATTGACGCCACGCAGGTTCGCATGCGGATGGCCGGAGACGGTAAGCCAAGGGTGTTCTTCCTCAGGAACGCTCTTGTAGAGGAAGACCCGGAGCTGAAGGATTGCGGGAAGCCTACCTGCACCCTTGAGGAGATTCCGGGCTACGTCTGGACTGACAAGGAGAAAGAGGCACCGGAGAAGAAGGACGATCACGGGGCGGATGCTATGCGGTACGCTGTGGCACAGCGGGACTTCGGCACCCGAGCCCTCTTCAGAAGCTTCATAGCGTAGTGGGGAGAGGAAATGGCTGGGTCAGATAAGCGTGTGAGTGTCGGGGTCGATCTCGATCTTGGCCTGGGCGGAGTGGTCGGAGCCGTTGTCGTGTACCCAGGCGACAAGATCGTTCTCACATTCCCGTTCGAGCTGACCATTGACAAGTGCCACAAGCTCAGGGACGCCATGGAGGAGCAGCTGCCGGGAGTTGAGGTAGTCATTCTCGATAATGTCGGCTCTGCCCTGGTCGTCCGGCATCCATACCGTGTCTATCCAGAGGTGAGGTAGCCATGGGGATGATACAGCTGACCCGAGAGCGTGACCCGGAGGTCGTGGAACTGGTCGAGGCCTTCAACGAGGTCATGCAGAATTCCGACAAGCGCCAGATCGCTACCGAAGTGGCCCGGCTCGCCTCGCGACTTATCCAGATGCTGGAAGATGGCCCGGACCTGATTGAGGGGCTGCAGTTCTTGCTGCGGGCGCGAGCGCGATTCCTGGGGCAGCTGGCCATGGACGCGGAGGCCAGAGGGGATGCGAGGCTGCCATGAGCGAAGTGTATGAGCTTCCGGTCGGCTCACAGCCCGGCAGAACTCGACGCTGGGGGAAGTCCCTGCTTTCCGCTTCCCTGGCTGTAGCCAGAGTCACCGGCGCCAACCTTCGGAAGGTTGGGATTCCGGCTCTGGAGCATCTGCGGGAGCACGGGTACTCTGTAATCGGCCTCGGCTTCGTCGACTCGGCTTGCTTTGTCCACTCTCTCTTCACCGGCCTTATCGTAACTGGCATCTCCTTCCTGGTGTTCGAGTGGAAGGTGTCGAGCGATGGCTAAGTTCGTTTCGCCGCAGGCCTGGTTCGACCAGTTCAGTGGCTGGGATGAAGAATGGGTGGCTAAGTTCCTCGCGGAGAATCCTTCATCCCCGCATCCCCCCTCCTGGCGTAAGGACGGGCAGTGGTGCGAGAGGCACTGGGCCCCATGCCCTGTTCTTGGGGCTAACGGGATCGGGGCCTCCGCAGAGCTGATGTCTATATTCGTTCGGGAGATCCTTCCCGCCAATGCCAAGTCTGCGGCGATGAAGAGTCGCGAGCTGAAGAAGGCCGGTCGTATCTGCTGTAAGCTGGGGGACGAGCGTATGTACGAGATCTGGGGCCACTGGCCCCCGGCCGCCAAGAAGGAAAGCGTGGACTCTGTCTGATGGCCAGGTCCCTGATCGGGAAGATCGTGAATGCGGCTAGTGACTTCCCTAGCACGCATCCCATTCCCTTCTCAAGCAAGTGGAATGTGAATGGCGGTCTGTACGGATCGGGGCTTCAGGACAGGTTTACCCAGCTTCAGTCTCAGGGTACAGTGGGAACCCTGTTTGCAGTTATCCAGCTTCTGTCCACCGGATCGCATGTATCTGGTGACTGGGGGCTATACCGCAAGAACCGAGATGGAAGAGTTCGGTACACCACAAGCGATCGTGGTTCCGACGAGCGCATGGAGGTCCTGCAGCATGCTGCGCTCGATCTCTGGAATCACCCGAACGACTTCATGACGGGAGCTGAGTTTCGCGAGATCGGCTGGCAGCATATGGAGCTGGTCGGAGAGTGGTACTGGGTCCTTAACAGGGGGCCTAGCGGTCTGGGCATCCCCGTTGAGATGTGGCCCGTCAGGCCTGATCGTATGGAGCCTGTTCCAGACAAGAAGAAGTATCTGGTTGGCTGGGTCTACACAGGACCGAACGGCGAGGCTGTGCCTCTTCTGCACTCTGAGGTCATCCAGATGAAGTACCCGTGCAGCACTGACCCCTATCGGGGTATGTCTGCGGTGCAGAGCCTGCTCGCTCACATCGATTCGGCCAAGTACACCGCAGAGTGGAGTCGCAACTTCTTTCTGAATAGCGCTACGCCGGGCGGTATCGTTCAGTTCGACAGAAGGCTGACAGACCGAGAGTTCAACGAGTTCACCGCTCGCTGGCGCGAACAGCATCAGGGCGTTGCTCGAGGACACCGGGTCGGGGTGCTGGAAGCTGGCGCTGTATGGAACCCCAATACCTACAGCATGCGAGAGATGCAGTTCGTTGAGCTAAGCTCTCTGAGTAGCAATAAGATTCGGGAGGCATACCGGATTCATCCCAGCATGATGGGCATGGTCGAGGACGTCAACCGCGCCAATGCGGAGACGGCCGAGCAAGTCCACATTCGCTGGCACGAGATTACCCGCCTCAAGCGAGAGCGGATGGTTCTCAATGAGAAGCTGATTCCCATGTTCGAGGGGACGCGGCGTACCACGGTTGAGTTTGACTTTGCTGACCCGAGCCCGGCTAGCGCTGAGGATGCGAACGAGGAGCTGACTGCCAAGACCAATGCAGCCAAGCTCCTGATTGACACGGGGTTTGACCCGGAGGAGGTGCTACAGACCGTTGGATTGCCGGCTATGCGATTCGTAGGGCCGCCAGCTCCAGCGGGCACCGTGATGGGAGCCCCGCGTCCTTCTCTCGGGCCGGGCGGACAGGGTAAGCCTAGCGGTAATGATGAAGAGCCCCCACCACGTAGCCAGTATGACGGGGTTGAGGGTGTGCAGAACTGGCTGGACATAGGCGCGATGATTCGTGATGCGTTCAGCTCAAGGGCCATTTCTAACGGCCACAGCAACGGGCACAAGGAGCTAGTGTGAGCAGGCAGACTCCATGGCGTACGGCCAGGAAGATGTATGCACTGAGCCAGCCCGGCCACAATGACTGGTACCGGATTCGGAACCAGGCCAACGGCCCGGCTCAGCTGCACATCTACGACGAGATCGGCTACTTCGGCGTCACCGCACAGGACCTGGTTCGGGATCTGGCCGACGTGACCGGACCGCTCGAGGTGCACCTCAACTCGCCGGGCGGGGAGGTGTTCGACGGTATCGCCATCTACAATACGCTGCTGGCTCGCAAGGACGTCACCGTCGTCATCGACGGAATCGCGGCGAGCATCGCTTCCGTCATTGCGATGGCTGGCAATCCGGTGCTGGTGGCCCGGAATGCCCAGATGATGATTCACGAGGGGCACGGCATGGCTATCGGCAACGCGCAGGATATGCGCGACCTGGCCGAGATGCTGGATCGGACCAGCAACAACATCGCCAGCATCTACGCAGACCACACCGGCAAGCCGGAAGCGTACTGGCGGCAGATGATGAAGGCCGAAACCTGGTACACATCCCAGGAGGCGATCGATGCCGGGCTGTGTGATCGCTTTGTCGATTCCGGAGCCGGACGACAGGTTACCCCGATCAGCGACAGCTGGGACATGAGCATCTACCGGGGGCAGCCCGACCAGAAGAATCGCGGCGGCCCCAGGGATGCCGCCTCGGTCCCGTACGTGAGCGGTACGCAGGCTCGACACGCGCCCATGACCGGAACGCACCGGCACGACCACGCGGCGCATGGAGCTGACGATCACGACGACGGGATGCACTCCCACACGCACTCGCATTCTAACGACGCTGACCATGCGCACGGCGACCAGCACGGTTCGCCAGACTACGACGGCGGACGTCCGGCTAGCCAGTACGACAGCGCCGACACCGACATCAGGAACAAGAGAGAGGAGGATACAAAGGCGCCAGAACAGAACAGGCCGGAGTCGGGCTCTCCGCTCGAGATCTCGGACCAGGACGTAGAGCTTTTCCTGAACAACCTGAAGGATGTGAAGTAAGTGCCACTAAAGTTGCCCACGAGGCCGGAAGAGCTCGAGGACTTCATCGGAGAGCCGAGCAACGTCAAGGCTCTGATGACCGAGACCGGCGCGTTCAAGAACTTCATCCAGGTCTACGCGCAGCACCAGATCGACAAGGACCTGCACCTGCAGCAGCAGATCAAGGAGCAGGTCCAGATCGGCCTGACCGAGTTCATGCGGGACTCCGGCTACAGCGGCTCTCGGCTCGACATGTCGAATGCCGCCGGGAGCAAGAAGTCCATTCTGCAGAGCGTCCGGAGCGTCAGCCACGGCAAGGGTGCGGCCTACAACAAGGGCTCGTTCGGCGCCAAGCTCGAGACCGAGATGGGGGCCGACAACCAGTTCGACTCCACCGCCGAGTTCTTCCAGGCTGTCTGGCCGAAGTACGAGACCCTGCGCAACTCGGACGTGCTGAAGCGGAAGCGCGAGGCAGCTCTCCGGATCCAGAACAGCTTCGGCTCTGAGGTCCCGGCTGACGGCGGCTTCCTGATCCCGGAGGTCCTGCGGTCTGAGATCCTGCAGGTCGCGCTGGAGTCGGCGGTTGTTCGGCCGCGCGCACAGGTCATCCCCATGGACAGCCTGCGCGTACCGATCCCGATGATCGACACCACGAGCAACGTCTCGTCCGTGTTCGGCGGGGTTGTGTGCTACTGGACCGAGGAAGGTGCACAGCTCGTCGAGTCGCAGGCTACCTTCGGTCGCGTCGTTCTGGACGCCAAGAAGCTGACCGGCTACGCAGAGGTTCCCAACGAGCTGCTCGCCGACGCCCCGGCCTTCTCGTCCTTCTTCGACACCATCTTCCCCCGCGCCATCGCGTGGTTCGAGGACATCGCGTTCATGACGGGCACTGGCGTGGGCGAGCCTCTGGGATTCGTCAACTGCCCGGCCTCGGTGCAGGTGCCGGTCCAGTCCGGCCAGGCTACCAAGACCATCGTCTGGGAGAATGTGGTCGGGATGTACGCCCGCATGCTCCCGACCGCGCTCGGCAACGCCGTGTGGATCGCCTCGATCGATACCTTCCCGGAGCTGGCCACGATGGCGCTTTCGGTGGGCACCGGTGGCGGCCCGGTCTGGATGGGGAACTACACCAACCCCGGCACCAACACCCCTCCGGTGAGCATCCTGGGGCGCCCGGTCTACTTCACGGAGAAGACCCCGCCCCTCGGGACGACCGGCGACATCAGCTTTGTCGACATGTCCTACTACCTCATCGGCGACCGCCAGATGATGCAGTCCAGCTCCAGCGAGCAGTACAAGTTCCAGAACGACAAGACCGCCTTCCGGGTCATCGAGCGCGTCGACGGCCGCCCGTGGATCCAGTCCGCGATCACCCCGCACAACAACAGCGCAAACACCCTCACCCCGTTCGTCCAGCTGGCTAGCCGGTAAGAACGGCTAGCTAGGCAGACCCGGAACAAGAAACCGGAGAGAGGCTCCAGATGGCAGGAATGGAAGCATTTGGGCGGGAGTGGAATGTCTGCGCTGTCGCCAGCGGCGTTGGCATCAACATCCGCGACGCGAGCTCGATCGCGTACATCCTGACGGGGGACGGTAGCGACGTCTTCCACGCCACGCTCAGCATCTGCGCGACGCTGGCTGGCTCGTACGTGAATAGCTCGATCTCGTGGAACCCCGTCACCCACTACTACACCAACTCCGACAACGGCGCGGGCACCGGCACCTGGACCAAGGTAGCCAACAACTCTACCCCCAGCTTCTTCGTCGGCGGCTCGTACCTCGTGCCATACACCGGCAACTTCACGGACAGCGAAGCGGTTGTCATCGAGGTTCTGGCGTCGCAGGTGCCGGCCGGGTACAACTACATCAAGTGCAGCGTGTCGGCCGGTACCGGCCTGTGCGTTGCCGTCACCGACCTGGACGTGCAGCGGGCTCCGGCCAACCTGCCCGCCATGAGCCTGTAGGAGGTTGCAGGCATGTCGGCTATCATTCAGGGGTACCAGCTCCGAGCGCTGGAGCAGGGAGCCCTTGTCCAGAAGGCAGCACAGGCACTGCCACAGGACACTACCTCTGACCTGTACACCGTGACCGGTGGCGCCGTTCTCGTGACGGGGCTGCTGGGACTGGTGACTACAGCCATCGGAGCTACCGC